TTACGTAACGTCAAACGCTCGAATTGATCCCAAATCCTCCAGTGTATTTAACGCATCTTTCATCTCACGCTGACGCTGATAAATCTCATCGTTGCGATCGACCTGCGCCTGCGCCATCGCTGCAGCCAGCCCCTCAAGTTCCAGCATCGACAGTTTCACCTTCTGATTATCAGCGTCACCCCACACCATAACATCCCGTGCAGTGTAGGATTTCGCCGATATCACCACCGGATAAAGACGGGCTAGTGAGTCGGGGCCTGCGTTCCAGGTGTGACCGTTCCATTCGAACGTGAACGACAGTGCTTCCTGTTCTGTACGCCATGCCTCAATTTCCCGCCTTTTGGCATCCTTTGCCGCTGCAATAAGTTCAGGCGTGACAGTGAACGGGGCGATTTCGCCCCATTTCCCGCTTTGCAGCTCCTGCCAGACATGCTGGCCTGTCGGGGCCATATCATCCTGTATGGCAGTATACAGGGCGAACTCCGTTTCACCTTCAAATAACACCTCGCAGTCAACCGCACCATTTTCAAGATAATGTGCGTTTCTGATACCTTTCACCGCTCTGATTTTCATGCCTGATTTCCTCATTACTCAATGCGTACAAAAAGACCGATAAAGCCACGCTGAGTACCATAATTGTTACCCAGGCCCGAAAGCGCCGTGTAACGACCGGGGAAGTTGTATTCACCGGCACCGCCAATCACAACCTGCGGTGAGGATGCGTATGTCCCTGTATCACTAACCTGTGCACTCATGGCCAGAGGACCAAGACGGGAACCCGGCACAGTATCACCGAGTCCCAGAGAAGCATTTTCACCAAAACTTTCTCCCTGATATACCGCCATAATCGGCACACCGACGGCCGGGTATTGGTAATATGAGAACGGACCATTACCGGCGGTTGAGGACATCAGATATGCCAGGGAGTTGCCGTCATACACAATAAGGCTTGATGTTGCATTCCAGCTGTTACCACTGTAGCGATAACGCATACAATGTATGCTGTGCTCATCCTCGTAATACTGGTTGTAGTACAGCAGCGTTTTGAATTTACGCGCCGTGTCTGATTCGTCGTTATCAGACGGTGACCACATCACATCAATGATACCGTTAAATTTCGTGGTCCCCTTCAGCAGCGTGGAGGAGTCCGCAATACTGACCGCATAACGCCCCGGGGTGACTGTCTGCAGCCATATAACGAAATCAGCCTGTCCGTTAAATGACAGAGCTTCGGCGCTGGTGAATGCCTGTCCAAACCCATACATCCCGGACAGGGCCAGCCTGCCCGGTGTGCGGTCACGGATATCACTCTGGGGTTCCATCGTCGCAGCCGCGTTCAGCTCAAGCTCCGTGCGCATGGCTTCAGCCGTGTCATGCGCCAGTAATGCGCGGGCCTTCTCTGACAGCGGAGACAGTGAGGCATTCCCGTCCGTATTGAAGTACAGAAGATTATCTGCCCGTTGCGTCAGTGCGCTGATTGCCGTTAAGACGTCATTAAGCGGTTGTTTGCCTGCCAGCGCGTTTGTGATTGTCGTCGCAAAGTTCGGGTCATTGCCCAGCGCCGCTGCCAGCTCGTTCAGGGTGTCCAGAACTTCCGGCGATGAGCCAACCAGCGCAGCAAGCAGTTTGCGCACAAACGCTGCGTTCGCTGCTTCCAGACCGGCGGCATCATCCGGTGGGGTTGGGGTGGTTGGGGTGCCGGTGAAGGCCGGGCTGTCCAGTGGCGCTTTTGTTTTCGTTTCGTCCATGACGGCTTTGACAGCCTTTGGCGTGGCAGCCAGTTCATCGCTGTCGTTGTCCGTATCACTACACAGTTGCACCAGACCTTTTTCTGTCGTGCTGGCATTTGTTGCATTCAGGTCATCAACTATCTGCTGCGCCTCATCCCTGTACTGTTTCGCTTCCTGCGCATTGTCTGCACCTGCATCCTGGCTGTCTTTAGCCTGTCGGGCGTATTCGGCAGCGTTATTTTCATGCCCGAGTGCAGCATTTGCTGCATTTTCCGCGCTGGTTGCAGCTGATGATGCGGCATTATGATAAAGGCGGGCACGTTCGGCGGCATCGACTGATTCATCCCGCGATGTGCCTGATGACTGTGCGCTGTTTTCTGCCTCACCCGCAAAACGTTCCGCATCATCACGGGCCGTTGCGGTTGTCGTCACATCCTGTGCCGTCTGCTGTGCGTTTCCGGCTGCAGCTTCGGCGCTCTGCTGTGTCTGATTTTTTAGCTCTTCTGCCTCATCCTTACTAACCGCCGCAGATGTTGCTGCATTGATTGCATCATCAGCAGCTGTTTCTGCTCTCTCCCTGTCACTGACCACCTGCTCAGACAAGCGAAAAACGGTATTTATCATTTCCTCAAAACGCTTCATTACCTCAGGGCGTAAATCACCCTCCTTTGGTGCATCCAGAAAAGCATTCAGCGTATCCGGCTCATCTGTCGGTGCAACATAAATTTCCCCCGCCTTTACAGGAGGATGCCCTGAGCGGGACAAAAATACATCATAAAATCCCGGCTCAGCATTAATAGTATACCCACCATCACTTCCCGTAAGACAGGTTGCCACAATATTAACCACAACTGTCGGACTGGTTCTTCTGGCACGCAATTCAATCGCACAGTTTACGACAGGCTCACCCGCTCCGTCCTTCAGGACACCTGAAATCTTTACTGCCATATTCACCCCACAAAAAAGCCCGCCTGAACCGGCGGGCTGTCATAACACTGTGTTACCTGACTAATCAGAATTTATAACCGACACCCACGATGAAACCGTCAGTGCGCCAGTCGCCACTGCCGGAGCCTTCATAAGCAATATCAATGGCCACGGATTCGGTCGGGTTAAACTGCACGCCAGCTCCCCACGCCAGAGACGTGTTGCTGTGGCGACCGTCATCACTTCCGGTCAGCACATCGTGCGTTTTCCCCTTATTGTCAGTTACGCGGAGATAATCCCCGGAGAAAGTCGACACACGGCTGTAAGCCACACCCGCCATCGCATACGCGCTGAACCATTCATTCACGCGCACAGACGGCCCCGCCATTACGCTGAACCAGCGGTTACGAACGGAATCTTCATGCCAGCGGGTATCACTGTAACGGGTCAGCTGGCGATTCTTGTCTCCTGCATAGCTGAATGACGTCACCAGCCCCAGCGTGTCCGTAAATTCATAACGGTATTTCACGTTAATGCCCTTCAGGTCATCGTTTCCGGGCATATCAGTATGGGACTGAAGATACCCGCCGCTTAGTGTGGACTGATGCTCTGCTGCACTCGCTGGCGTACCAGCGGCGACCAGCCAGACTACTGCAGACAGAATAACAGCACATAATTTACGCATAATTACCTCTCGCTTTTCTGCAATAAAAAAGGCGCCATTTCTGGCGCCCGTATCTGGGTTATAAAATTCAGCTAATCGTGATGCCTGCAGTGGCTTTCTTCATCACCACAACCAGCAAATCGCTGATACTTGCTGTGGGATACCAGTTATTTACCAGCCATGCTGACACCGAAAACTCCAGTGTCATGTGACCATGACCAGCCGGCATATCAATAACACCACTGTAAATCAGCGTATTATCCAGCGCGGTACGGTTATAAATTTCAGCACCGTTTTTCCGCACTATCAGACGGCATGAGGAGTAAATATCAGTATGCTCTTTCTCATGTTTAGCGCCGCTGAATGCCACCGCCGGAATAACAATCTGCCGGTCAAACGGCTGATCGTCATAAACCCTGACGGTAATGGTCCCTGATGGCCACCGTTCCGGTGCACGGGAGTCCCGGGGGAAAGCTTTGCCCACTGTTTTAACGAGATCGCCTTCAATCTGGTTGGCGGACAGTTTTCCCAGAACCCGACAGTTCTCGTTAATCGTGACGTTGTTGAGCGTCCCGGAGTTCGCATTCACGTTACCGCTGATATCGGCATTTTTCGCCGTCAGCCGCCCGTCCGGTGTCAGGGAAAATACCGGCGGATTGCCGCCGCTGGTAATGGTGGGAGCCGTCAGGCGTTTCAGGAACACGTCGTTCATGAATATCTGATCGCCCTGACCAACAAACATCGGCTTTGTGTTGCCATTCGCAGGATTAATCATCGCAATCCTGTCTGCCGCCAGCAGCACCTGACTCTGCATACCTGCTGGCGTATTCTCAATACCGGCACCGATACCCGCAATATAAAGGCGTCCGTCCTTCATCTGTTGCAGCTTCACAGCCCACATGCTGTTCAGATTATTATTTGTATCAACCTGAACTTTCTGTATCTGCTGGATTGCCGCACTCTGATTTTCCAGTTTTTTATTGACGGTCTGCGTGATTTCATTGCTGACATTCGTAATGGACGTCCTGATTTCAGCCAGGTCCGGCGCAAGCTGACCGTTATCAATCTGCGTCCACAACTCCTGGGCCAGATGTGTTTTCCCGATTTCTCCTCTGAAAAAATCCAGGTAACCTTCCGCATCATCGCTCGCCCGACCGACAGCCTCCACGAATGCCGATTTGCCAATGGTGTTCACACTGCGAACGTAAAAATAATAATCATGGCCCGGTTTGATATTGATACTGGCGGCTATCCAGTACAGCGCCGTACCAAGATAGCGGGCTGTGGTTTCAACCTGCCTGATATCCGCAATCCGTTTTTCCGAGAACCAGAACTCAAACTGTACCGTCGGGTCATAAACCGCAAGATGTGGCGTGGCGGTTATCTGAAAATAGCCCGGCGTCAGCTCAATCCGCGACGGCGCTGCCGGTGCGGCAATCCGGAACGATACCGACGCCGGATCGCCCTGCTGCCCCCACGCATTTACTGCCCGGACTGTCAGCCTGTAGTTCCCCAGAGCCAGTTGTGTGAAGCGGTAAGTGGTTTCCGTCGTCCGGGCCGTGCTGACCAGCCGCTCACGGCCGTCATCCGCTGCCACGGTCAGGCGAAGCAGGAAGCTCACGCCCTTCACCACCTTCGGCGTGTCCCAGCGGGCCAGCACCTGGTATTCCCCGCTGTCTGCGGTGACTTCTGCGGTCAGGTGCTGCACCGCTGGCGGCGTGACACCATTTACCGTGCCGCTCTGGTCGCCGTCAAAGTGCGCCCCGTTATCCACGATGGCCTCTTTTTCCGGTACATGCTGCACGGCGGTGATGGCATACGTGCCGTCGTCGTTCTCACGGATACTCACGCAGCGGAACAGGCGCTGGCGCAACGTCGGCAGCTTCAGCCCCCATACGCTGTATTCAGCAACGCCGTCAGGAACACGGCTCACTTTCACCTTCACGCCGTCGGTGACGGACTGAACCTCCACGCTGACCGGACTCCCCTGCCCGTCAACCAGGCTTATCAGCGTGGTGCCGGAAGATGGCAGCGTGATTTCACGGTCGAGCGTCAGCGTCCGGGTCTGGCTGTTTACCGCCAGCACGCGCCCGCCGGTGCGGATACCGGCATAGTCATCATCGCAGATTTCAATGACATCGCCCGGTACATGGCGAAGCCCTTCGGCACCCACGCTGAAGTCCACGGTCTGCGTTTCCAGCAGTTCTGTTTTAATCAGCCACAGCCCGGCGCGGTGTGCCTGCCCCCGGCTGGTACAGCCAAAAGCATCCATCTTCGTGACGTTACGACCGTAACGGGCAATGGCCTGCGTGTCCTCCACAAGCTCTGTCGCCGTCTCCCAGCCGTTATTCGGGTCAATCCAGTTCACCTCAACGGCATTATGGCGGTCCTTCAGGGCGCTGAAGCTGTAGCGGAACGGCGCACCATCAACCGGCATCACCACATTACTGCGGTTATAGGTCCACACCTTATCCGACGGTCGGTCCTGCACGAACGTCAGCGTCTGCCCGTTCCATACCGGCATACAGCGCATCGCAGAGCAGAAATCACTGAGCACATCCCACGCCTTGCGCTGTGTGGTCAGGTACGCATTACAGGTGATGCGCGGCTCCGTGCCGCCAAAACCGTCCGGCACCGACTGATCGCAATGCTGGCCGATGACATACAGCGCCCATTTGTCCACATCCGCCGCACCAAGACGTTTCCCCATGCCGTAGCGCGGATGGGTCAGCATATCCCACAGACACCAGGCCATGTTGTTGCTGTATGCTGGCTTAAACGTTCCGTCCCAGATACCGCTGTATTGCCGCGTCTGCGGGTTATAGTTCGACGGCACCTGCAGAATGCGCCCGCGCAGATGATAATTACGGCTCACCTGCTGGCTGCCGAACTGCTCCGAATCCACCTGCACGCCGACCAGTGCCGTGTTCGGGTAGCACTGTTTCACATCGATGATTTCGGTGTATGACGACCAGAGCGTTTTGTTCTGCAGCTGGTCTGTGGTGCTGTCCGGCGTCATCCTGCGCATCCGTATATTGAACGGGCGCGGCGGCAGGTTACCCACCACCACCGAGGCCAGATACTGCGAGGTGGTTTTGCCCTTAATGGTGATGTCTTTTTCCGTCACCCAGCCACCATTACGCTGGATCTGAACCAGCAGGCGGACTTCCGACGGATTCCGGTCCCCCTTTGAGGTGGTTTCCACTAGTGCCTGCACGCCGAAGGTAAAGCGCAGACGGTCGATGTTTGCAGACGTAATGGTGCGGGTGATCGGCGTGTCATATTTCACTTCCGTACCCAGCACCGTCTCGGAGCCGGAGGATTCAAACCCCTCCGGCGGTGTCTGCTCCTGCTCACCGGCACGGAACACCACCGTGACACCGGAGATGTTGGTATTCCCCTCAGTGTCCAGCACCGGCGTACTGTTCAGCAGCACGCTTTTTAATCCATCCACCGGACCTTCAACCGGCCCTTCGCTGATGGCATCGATCACACTCAGCAACTGCGTGGACTTCAGGTTGTCCTTCGCTTCGCGCGGGGTATGCCCCTTACTGCTTCCTTTACCCATTCCTCACGCTCCATAAATGACAAAACCGCCCGCAGGCGGTTTCACATAAAACATTTTGCATCAGCGACCAATCACCACAACCTGACCACCGTCCCCTTCGTCTGCCGTGCTGATCTCCTGAGAAACCACGCGAGACCCCACGCGCATTTCCCCGTACAGAACAGGCAGAACATTGCCCTGGGCAACCATGTTATCCAGTGAGGAGAAATAGGTGTTCTGCTTACCGTTATCCGTTGTCTGTGTACGGGGAGTTCTGGCTTTCGGTGCCAGCATCTGCGCCACACCACCGAGCACCATACTGGCACCGAGAGAAAACAGGATGCCGGTCATACCACCGGCCCCAATGGCTGCCCCCCATGCTGCAAGGGTGGCTCCGGCGGTAAAGAATGATCCGGCAATGGCGGCAGCCCCCAGGACAATCTGGAATACGCCACCTGACTTGGCCCCGGCGACTCTGGGAACAATATGAATCACAGCGCCATCAGGCAGAGTCTCATGTAACTGCGCCGTTAACCCGGACGTGCTGACGTCCCGCCCGGCAATCCGTACCTGATACCAGCCGTCGCTCAGTTTCTGACGAAACGCCGGGAGCTGTGTGGCCAGTGCCCGGATGGCTTCAGCCCCCGTTTTCACACGAAGGTCGATGCGGCGACCAAATCGTTGTAAATCCCCGTAAAGGCAGATGCGCGCCATGCCCGGTGACGCCAGAGGGAGTGTGTGCGTCGCTGCCATTTGTCGGTGTACCTCTCTCGTTTGCTCAGTTGTTCAGGAATATGGTGCAGCAGCTCGCCGTCGCCGCAGTAAATTGCGGCGTGATTCGGCACTGATGAACCAAAACAGCACAGCAGCACATCGCCCGGCTGTGCCGCTGACAACGGCACCTGATACAGCCCCGTCGCCTCCAGATTATCCAGATAGAGATTCTGGCCGTTACGCCACCAGTCATCCTCACGATAAAAGTCCGGCATCTCAATCCCCGCCAGATGATAAGCATCCCGGAACAGTGTGTAACAGTCCGTCACACCGTGCTCAAAGCGCCGCCCGGTGAGATGCGGCACACAGCGGAACTTATGAATCGTCCCCCGGCAGACCAGCCACCACGGCAAATCACTCTGCACCTGCAGCCGCCGGTCGGCCTCACTCAGCCAGGGCAGACCACCGGGGTGGCTGTGGACCAGCGCCACAATCTCACCCTGCATTTCTGCCTGCAGCCAGTCTTCCGGCGACATACGGAAATACGCCTCCGGCTCACCGGAGATATTCACGCAGGGAAAATATCTTTCCCCCTCCGGCGTGCTTACCACGAAGCCGCACGACTCCGCTGGCGCACATCGCCGGGCGTGCGCCAGAATCGCTGATTCTGTCTGTGTCATGGGATTTACTGCGAAAGTTTGTTAATGGAAAGGAAGCCGCCAAAGTTGCCGACGTTATTGCGGAACTTACAACCGCTCAGGCATTTGCTGCATTTATCCTTCGTGATATCGGACGTTGGCTGGTCATATTCATCCGCGACAGCCGGACCGCTATAACCGCACTCGTCACCGCGATAGGTCCAGGTGCAGGTGTTGGCCAGCATGATACGTCCCGGAAAAACAGCGCCATCCGTTTCCGTCGGCGTGGACAGTACAAAGGAGGCACTCACCGCGCTCAGTTCGCTGCACTGCTCAATGCGCCAGCGGCTGATCACCTCCTGCTCCGGATCGGCGTAACTGTTTCCGTTGACGAAGTTCACCGCATCCAGAAAACGGGCGTAAACCTTACGCCGGACCACCGTTCCGCCGACCAGACTCTGCATATCTTCCGCCATCCCGGTGACCATACCGTACAGGTTAGAAACCGTCAGCGTGGGGCGCGTACTGGTGCCTTTGCCATTCAGTTCAAAACCGCTCCCCTGAATGGGATACGGCTGATACTGTCGCCCCTGCCAGGTGACCGGCTCACCTTTTTCGTTCTGCTCATTACAGAAAAAATAACGTTCTCCACCGACCTCTGTCAGGTCGATTTCCCAGAGCACCACGCTGGCCGACTGCTCCGCACGGGTGCATTCATTCAGTGTTTCCTGCCGGATATCCTGCATCAGTTCACCACCTGTTCAAACTCTGCGCTGAACTCAACACGCAACATACTGACCCGCGACGACCATTTTGCGCAGGTCACCTTTATCTGCCGCCACTCATAAGGCGGCGTCCACAGAAAGGATTTCCAGCCCCCGTGCTCTTCCAGAAACGACTCCAGTACCGTGGCCTCCTCACGGGGGACAGAAAGCGTCACGCTGTACGTTTTCAGGTTGGCATTCAGCCCGGCAGGCGCTCGCTGAGAATAGCCATCACCAAAGCGCACCTTTCTTACAGAAGGGACCGAAGCCACATCCATACCGGGTTTCACTTTCCAGCGGAAGGTTTTCATCGTCCACCTCCGGAGAACAGACCACCATCGCGCATCTGCCCGGTCACAACATCCATTGCCGCCTTACGGGCTACGTCATAAACCGCCTTCAGCGCCTGTGGCCCTATCTGACCGTTCGTGCCGTCGTTGTTAATCACCACATGGTTATTCTGCTCAAACTTCCCGGACGCCTGCGAGCGGCTGTCCGCCATGCTGCCCGGTGTACCGACATAACCGCCGGTGGCATAGCCGCGCATCAGCCGGTAGAGATTTCCCACGCCAATCCGGCTGGTTGCCTCCTTCGTGAAGACAAATTCACCACGGTGAACAATCCCCGCTGGCTCATATTTGCCGCCGGTTCCCGTAAATCCCCCGGTCGCAAAATGGAATTTCGCCGCAGCGGCCTGAATGGCTGTACCGCCTGACGCGGATGCGCCGCCACCAACAGCCCCGCCAATGGCGCTGCCGATACTCCCGCCAATCCCCACCATTGCCTGCTTAAGCAGAATTTCTGTCATCATGGACAGCACGGAACGGGTGAAGCTGCGCCAGTTCTGTTCACTGCCGGTCAGCATCGCCGCCATATTCTGTGCAATACCATCAAAGGTCTGCGTGGCAGCACTTTTAACCTGCGACATACTGTCCGTGGCGCTCTCTTTCCACTCGCTCCAGCCGGACCTGAGGCCTGCCATCCAGCTCCCGCGAAGCAGGTCTTCAGCCGCCCAGGTCTTTTTCTGCTCTGACATGACGTTATTCAGCGCCAGAGGATTATCGCCATACTGTTCCTTCAGGCGCTGTTCCGTGGCTTCCCGTTCTGCCTGCCGGTCAGTCAGCCCCCGGCTTTTCGCATCAATGGCGGCCCGTTTTGCCCGTTGCTGCTGTGCGAATTTATCCGCCTGCTGCGCCAGCGTGTTCAGGCGCCCCTGATACGTAACCTTGTCACCAAGTGCAGCCAGCTGGCGTTTGTACTCCAGCGTCTCGTCTTTATGCGCCAGCAGGGATTTCTCCTGTACAGACAGCTGGCGACGTTGCGCCGCCTCCTCCAGTACCGCGAACTGACTCTCCGCCTTCCACAAATCCCGGCGCTGCTGGCTGATTTTCTCATTCGCTCCGGCATGCTTCTCCAGCGTCCGGAGTTCTGCCTGAAGCGTCAGCAGGGCTGCATGCGCCCGGTCTTCCTGACGCTCCCCGGCTGACACTTTGACACCTGACGACTTCGGTTTTTTCAGCGTCGATTCATAATCCTTTTTCGCCGCCGCCATCAGCGTGTTGTAATCCGCCTGCAGGATTTTCCCGTCTTTCAGGGCATTATTCAGCTCTTCCTGCCGGTCAGTATATTTCTCCAGTGGCGTCAGCAGGCGCTCATACGCCTTCTGCGCCTCTCCGGTATACTTCAGCTGTGACGCCTCACGCTCAGCCCGGTCCCTTGCCACCAGTTCACCGGCTTTTTCCATATCCGACTGCAGCGTGGCTGCCGCCAGCCCCAGACGGGCATTTTCACGGTCATCCCATGCACCCTGAAGGTTGGCACGGAAAGAGGAGGTCTTTCCCCGGCGCTGACTCCGGCTCTGGTACCACTGCCATTTTTTATCCGCCTCATCAAATGCCTTCTGCGCACTGGCGAGCATATCCGCTGAGGATTCAGGACGACCGATATCCAGGATGGCATCCCACATCAATTTGAATGCCTTCCCGGTTTTATCCGCCCAGGTTTCCAGCGTCCCCATGTTTTCTTTCAGGCGACGGGTCTGCTCATCAAAGCCTTTTGTGGCGATATCGTTCGCCGCCTGTAAGGCCCCTGCCTCATCCCCCGAACGCTGCAGCTGCGCAACATACGCAATCTGCTCTGCCGTCACGTTACGGAACTGGCGCGCCATAGCCATCAGTCCCGACGTCGGGTCGGTGGTCAGCTTTCCAAAAGCCTCTGCAACCTTGTCCACTTCCACACCGGATGCAGAAGCAAAACGCGCCACACTCTGGTTGATGGCATCAAACTGTTCACCACCACGCACACCGGCATTCACCAGGGCTGCCAGTGACTCGCTCGCCTGGTTAAACGTCAGCCCTGCTGCCTGTCCGGCTCTGGAGAGCGTCAGCATGCGATCGGCAGTCAGTCCGGACTGATTACCGGAAAGAACCAGGGTTTTATTAAACGCTGAAAGCGTGGAATCCCCCTGGTACCAGGCATACGCCAGCGCACCTGTCGCCACCGCCAGCGAGGTGACCCCGACCATCGGCAGGGTGATCGCACCGGCAAGCCCCCTGAACATGGGGATCATCCCGCCGAAGGCGTCCTTCACCTGACCGCCCTGTTGCAGCAGGATCAGCCAGGGATTCTGACCACCGGCAAGCTGCGTGGCGATATCCGTAAACTGTGCAGGCAGGGTACGCATGGCCGCTTTATACTGCCCGACGGAAATCCCGGCTTTTTGTGCAGCCAGCGCCTGACGGCTCAGGCCCTGTTCAACAGCACTGGCGGTTTTTCTGGCGTCGGTATCCAGTCCTGAAAAATGACGCCTTACCCGGCTTATCTGCTCATCGAAACGGACCGCATCCAGACTCAGGTCAATAACAAGATCACCAACCGGCTGGGACATATCTCACACCTCCAGGAATCCCCGCTGAAGCCATCATTAATGCGACATCATCCTCACTGACATCCACCACATCCGCAGAAGGTGAAATATCGCCCCCTCCTTCCCCACCAAACCGGATGCCTCCGGCAAGTCCTGCCGCTTTCTGCATCAGCATTTTTTCCTCATCCGGCATTTCCGTCTGCTCTTCCTCACGCCGGGGGGCAAGCAGACTGAAGTCCGAGGGATACATATCCGGATCGCAAAAAAACAGGCTGAGTACGGTGTACGTCAACCCGGAAAAATGCATATCCAGTTGGGTATCGTGAAAATAATGCGTGCGGTAAAAACGGTGCCAGTCGGCATATTCGGTGGATGTCATCCCGGCAAGCATGGCGCGCCAGTCAGGCCTCCCCATCTCACGCGCCAGTCTGAGGGCAAAATTCAGCTCGCCGTCGAAGACTTTCCCGCAGAAAAATCATCATCAGTAAGCGCATTATTTTTCGCCACTTCGGTGATATCCGTATCCACATGAACAGGCTCACTCATCCCGGACAGATGCAACACCACGTCTTCCGCCCGGGCAATGGCATCAGCAGGCCAGGTGGTCAGGACTTCCTGCTCAATCTGCATCACAGCCTCATTCATTGACGGTGACTCCGTTTTCTGCGGATGGTTATGCCACAGGGACATCGCCACCAGAAACGCCCCGGTTCTGACAATGTCTTCCACGCTCACCTGCAGGTTGCCGCTGGCTTCAGACTCTTCTGCCCGCCGTTTCAGGAGGGCAAGATGCTCGATACGCTGCAGCGCAGACAGTTCAGAAAGCGTGACGGACACACCGTTATATTCAAATTGTTCTGTTTTCAGAAACATGTATAACCTCCGTTTACCCTGCAGCGCCCGCTTCAGTAACGGTGACTTCAGCTACCGTGGCAAACTGACCATTACCGGAAATCACGGGGATACTCACTTTTCCAGCCTTAACCCCCGTCACAGTGATCACCATATCTTTCACAGCAATGGTTCCCGTTGACGGATCGGCGGAAACCGCTCTGAACGTCTTGTCGGTTGCACTTTCCGGCTCAAAAGAAACAGTCAGGGTGGTTGCTTTCCCTTTTTCCACGGTACCGGATGTCGGCGTCACCTTAATTGCAGTGACCGGCGTAATTTCGCTGCGTTCTTCCGCCACGGAGGGTTTGCCCACGTTGGTAACTTTCACTGTTCGGGTGATCACTTCTTTCGCCGTCACGGCCTTACCGATACTGCTGACCCAGCCACGAAACACATCCACCGTGCCATTCGGAAAACGGATTTTATAGGCCCGGACATCGCCGCTTTCAAACCAGCCTATAAGCCCTTTCTGGCCTTCCTCTCCCGGTTTCCAGGCCAGCGTAAAACTGGTATCACCCGCAGATTTCTGTCCCTGCCCGGTCGCGGTCCAGTCCGCGTCTTCATCATCCAGGTAGTTATCATCGTAGGATTCTGCCGTCATCTCGCCGGGTGTCAGATCCTTCACCTTAGCCAGTCGCTGCCAGTCATCGTCTGACAACGGGTTTGCATAAGCATCACCCGTGCCGGTGTAAACCCACAGTGTGGTACCGGCACCTTTTACCGGCGCCAGGGGATTTGGTGTTGCCATATCGTCCTCACATCTCGTATGTAATGGAATAAGTCAGATCTGCAGAACTCCACAATGCCATATCGTCATCACGACGATAGTCATAGCCCTGCGTAACCATCGTGGTAATCATGCCTGCCAGTGCAGGGATCGCCGCCATCGCCGGGTAAATCCGGCTTTCCATCCACTGATCAAGCTCTGAATCCGGTACCTGTGCCGGTAAAAACACCTCAATATGCAGTGTGGCCCGCCAGGTATCTGCATCCAGCTCTTCACCGGTATACTCTGCATCCGTCAGATAAACCGCGACCGCGGGAAAATCCTCTTCGTCAAAAACAACGGGGCGACCATCAAACAGCGTCGCCCCGTGTTCATGCTGCTCCAGTGCATCCAGCACTGCAGCACGGATATCAGTATGTTTCATCGTTTTATCGCAATCCTCAGTTGTTGTTTCAGCGCATATGCCAGTTCTCCGGGCAGGCGTTCACGCCGGATACGGTCAACGTTTTCATCAAACGCCTGTTTCAGTGGGGCCGCCATCGGGATTTTCACCACATCAATGGGGTAACGGTTTTTCCCGGCCACACGCTGCATTACATGCCAGCGACCATTTTTTAATCGCTGAATAAATGCCCGCTGATAACGATGCTGACCGGCTTTGAGTATGCTGTTCGGACGACGGCCCAGCATCCTGATCCCCAGCTTAATCACCGGGAGATCACCGCGTTTAACGATAATTTTGGCATTCGGATTTCTGACCGTGGCCCGTTTCAGTCTGGACCGTTCCTTTACCAGTTTCCGGCTCACCCTGGTCTCCCGGGCAACCTGTGACGAAGACTGATTAATCGCCGTTGTGGCCACGCGGTTAATGGCCATTGCTGAAGCCGCCGGAATGGCGTTTTTACGAACCCGGCTCAGATTTTCAATCGCCTGATCAAGCCCTTTTATCGCCATAATTCACCCTGCGTTTATCGTCGCCGGTTAACTGCCGGTGGTTGCCCACGGTTGAGCCAGAGATAACAACTGCCCCCGTCATCCGGAGAAACACGATCCACCCAGAATGTCTCACCATTAATGGTCAGCGTGTCACCACGCCGCACAGCACGAACCGTATCCGTCCGTACAAATAATGACGGGCAGCTTCCTTCAATACGGACCCCGCTACCGGCAAACCCCAGCGACTCCGGATCGTCAAAAACCCCCTGAACTTCGCTGCCACACTGTGCCCCCGAGGTGAACTGCGCACAGAGCCCCATCACTTCAATAATCGTGCTGTCCACCCCGGCAAGGGCAGCATCAAAGGCATTCTGAAAATCACGCATGCTCAGCCGTTCCGTGCTGTATCATGGCTGTCGCCAGTGGTGATGGCACCAGAACACGCATGCCCCGGTACGTCAGTTCAACGGGACGGCCTGTCTCCGGGCAATACCCCATCACATGCAGGCATTTCCGCACACGAACCGCTTTAACATCATCCGTAGCATCAGTGTTGTGCAACTGCTCACCATCGTCTGTGTGATTTTGCTCAGGCCCGCTCTCATCACCAGGCATAATGCCCTCCCGGGAAGCAGCAAGCTCCTCTTCCCACTCAGACACACGTTGCGCAATATCCGCAGCACTCCCCGATATATCCGCCTCGCGCCCCAGCAGGCCAGCCAGTTGACGAAGACGATTCAGATTTTCTTCTTTTGTTGCCATATCAGCCCCCTGTGAAAAAAGACACGGGGGCATTTCGCCCCCGCTCACGGATTATTTCACCTGCACCACCACAAACTCATCCGGATCCGGCAGCACCATCAGCGGTGCGGACTGCGTCATGGTAAATTCACGGGCCGGATCGCCCACGGTCAGCCAGTGTTTCGGATAACGGGAAGAGGCCACCACACCTTCGGACAACGCCTGTGCATCCTGAATGGCACCATAGCAACGAATGCCCTCTGCTGCCGTATTCCCCAGGACCAGTGTACCCTCCGGCAGATAACGTTTTTCGGTACCGTCTTCTGCCACATAAGACGTTTTTGCCACCACAATGGCCAGATCACCGTAATACCCTTTGAAAGACACCACAGCCCCCAGGTCTTTCACTGCCGTTTCGAGTTGTGAATTTGAGCCGCGACGGGTATCCAGTTTTTCGCGGAAAAGCTTAAAGCCATTCAGCAGACGCCAGACAGTACCGTCCATAATGGCAATATTCACAAGACCGCTGGCCTGATCGCAGTAAAGGTCAATATCATGCGTCGGATCAAACGTATCACGGTCCTGCTCAGACCATTTTTTACCGTCGGCCTGCTCAATGTTATTTCCTTCAGAGCGTCCAAAATCAACCTCAATTTTCTCGAACTGGTCTCCTTCCATGGTGTATTTGCCATACAGCACGGCATTCACCGCCTGCATTTCTTCCACCTGGACAATGGCGTGCTCTTCCTGTTTGAGGTTATCTGTGATGATACGCAGACGACGGTAGGCCGGGTCGTTCAGCTGAGCCGGATCTTCACCGGGAAGACGCTCAACCGCCTGCTGGTAATTAAATTCGTGTTTCGGCTTGACGTAGCCCGGACGTAACACGCGGGTTTCACCACCACGATGACGCAGCACTTTTCCTTCAACAACCGGGGAAACATAGGCCGCCACCGGCGTTTTTCCGGTAATTTTGTCCAGCATCACCTCTTCGGTATGGAAATTCACCGTACGGCGGAAAAACAGCTCCAGAAACAGCGCACGATATTTCACTTTTTGTTCGGTATAACCGAGCAACTGGCGGGTCGTAAACAATCCCATAAATCAGTTCCTTTCATTCAGAAATCAGTCAGGCCACCGCGGTGGCCTGATAACGTGTTACGGCAGCGCCGCGTGACTCAGGGCACTGCCGGCAAAGGCATTTTCCTTTTTGTGTTCATCCACACTTTCAGGCCAGCGGATTGCCTCCGTCGCAAAGGTCCCCGACTTGTAATAGGTCAGTACCGTCTCTGTGCCTTCAAGCGGCAGTACCAGTATGCCAACCGCACTACCGGCTTTCTGTCCGTCCCAGACCACCAGTTTCCCGCTGGCTTCATCCAGCATCAGGGGCGTCAGTGCCGGTGTTGCCGAGGAAATCCCGCTGCTGCCTGTGGCGGTGTGAGCCGGATCATTACCTGCAAAAATACGTACTTCCGCACGCTGTTCAGTGATGGTTTTCGTTACCATATTGTAAAAACCTCCTGTTGATGGTCAGCACTGACTTCATGGCATGGCCATGAGCATTTTCACGTCCGCATCACCGTCTGCTGACGTCTGTGGCACGCCACCCTGTACCGCTGCCGGTGAATGGTTCGCCATGAAATGTTCAAACATGGCGGTTGTGGATGCAGAGACCGGCTCTGCCTTACCTGATCCCGCAGCCAGCACAGCCCGGGCGCTCTCCACGGTCATTCCCGGGCAGGCAGCCAGCTGTTCAGCCTGCGCCTCAGCCCCTTTTGCCTCATCCAGTGCCATGATCTGATCACGGAGTGAGGGTCCGGCATCCGCCTGCGGTGAAGCAGCCAGGACAGGGCGGGCTTTTTCCACCGTCATCTCCGGCATCGCCGCCAGCGTTGCCGCCAGTTGTTCACGACCTTTCGCCTCTTCACACGCCATAATGCGATCGGCTTCACTCTGCGTGGATGCCACCGGCTGCTGCGGTGCCGCCGCGGCCAGAATCGCCCGGGCCTGTTCAACGCTCATGCCCTGTTGTCCTGCCAGCATCGTGGCAAGCTGTTCACGTCCTTTCGCTTCCTGGCATGTCAGGATCCCCATTACTCGCTGGTTCTCCTGCACGGCGGCTTCCGTTGCAGTTAATTGCGGCATAGTGCCTCCTGTATCATGTGTGTTCAGCGCCGTTGCCATCACACTGATGGCATCCGACGCATTGATTAATTCATCCGCCAGCCCGGCCTCAATGCCGGACTGACCTTCAAAAACGGCGGCCTCTGTTCCCGTGACCGCATCCACAGACAACCCGGTATACATCGCCACTTTTTCGGCAAACATCCGGTGCGCCGCATCAATGCGCTTCTGCATGTCCTGGCGAACCTCTGCCGGTAAGGCTTCAAACTGATTGCCATCCACCTTATGCGCCCCTGAGTAAATCAGCGTGATATCCACACCGGCCTGTGCCAGATGCCCGGCATAGCTGACATGGCTCATCATCACGCCAATGGAGCCGATACGGGATGTCTGGGTAACCAGCCGTCGGGAGCAGGCCGACGCCAGCAGCATGGCTGCAGAACAGGCCGTGTCATTGCACAGTGCCCAGACCGGCTTCTGCTGGCGGAGGCGATAAATCATGTCAGCGCAGTCAAACGCGCCGGCGGCCTGCCCGCCCGGACTGTCAATGTCCAGCAGTACGCCCCGCACCTGGCTATCCGCCATTGCCTGCTGAAGACAGGCGACAATGCCATCATAGCCTGTCATTCCGGAAAATGGCCGCATACCACCCAGCCTGTGCACCAGCGTGCCGGTCACCGGCAGTACAGCAATACCGTTCACCACCCGGTAAACACGGGCCGGTCGTTTACCTCCGGCCATGTACTCGTCCGTTTCAGCCAGCATTCCGGGAGCATCAAGCTGTACCTGCTGTTGTGGTACCGAAAGACTTGCTGCCCCCATCTCGCGCCCGAGCGCGCAAAAGAAAACCCGCGCATAGGCGGGCTCCAGAAGCAGCGGTTCATTGAATGCTGCGGCAATAATGTGTGAAAGATTACGTCTCACGTGGTGTTGTCTCCTCTTCCGGCCTGCGACTCTCCGCTATCTGCTGCTGATACGCCTGCGCTATCCACACCGGACGTGAGAGTCCGGCTTTTTGCCGCTCTGCAGATTCCCTGACCTGCTGGCGGAAAATGTCCTGATAATCCTCGCCCATCAGCGCCAGCTCTTTCTCATACGTGCTCAGTCCGGCCTCAATGCGCATCACCGATTCCTGGACTTCCTTGAGCCCGTCAATGGCCATTCTTCCGGCACCAATCCACTCTGCCCGTGACCAGGCTGATCGCGCCTGATAAAAATCAAAACGTGCCCGTGGCGGACGAATAATCCCCGAAGAAGTGCCTCTTCCAGCCAGCAGGAAAACATCTGCGTGGCCAGCCGGGCCGCAATAAATTTTCGCCGCCCCATAAAATAGCGCCACGACTCATTGGCGGAGGCGCGGGCACTTGAGTAACTGACCTTCGAGTAATCACGGGACAACTGTTCGTAGGAAACGCCAAGACCGGCGGCGATATACCGCAGAAGCGCCTGTTCAAGCGCAGAAAATCCATTGTCTGAATCCTGCGCAGTCTGTAGTTTCAGATCATCACCAGGGAAAAGGTGCGGAATTTTGACACCGCCCAGTGTCACGTGATTCGTGTCATACCAGCTGGAGAACTTCTCCAGAATATTAATAAGCGGATTATCCTTCTGCTCCTGTGGCGCGCCGGCGATATATTCAAAGGCCTTTTCGGTATCAAGTTCACTTTCAATCGTCGCTGCATACATCGCCTTCACTATGGCCGACTGAAGCTGTGTTGCCTGCAGGGAATCGAGCATCTTCAGCCGTTCCATGACGCTGTAAAACTGATTAGCCCCACGGGTCTGCCCGTCCTCCACCGGCTCGAAAATATGCAGCATGGCCGGACGCCCGGTGGGAAGTTCACGCGGGATCCGTTCCCATCGTCCACTACCAGAGAACGGAAAATCATCCTCACAGATATGGTACGCGACGGCACGGCCATATCGATCGACCTCCACACCAGCCCGCAGAAAACGGTTCCCCATACCGTGTCCAGGCGTGTCCACCCGTTTCGGACTCACGGCTTTAAAACGCGTACGGAATAACTGCGTGGTTTCCGTATCCCAGACCGGCTGCACAAAGATTTCGCCGTTAAACGCATGAACGCCCACACCTTCACGGATAAATTCCGTGAACGTGCGTTTTCCTTCCACGTCGATCTCGCCAGACATCCCTTCGGCGTATTCCGACCAGGCCGCCTCCACCTCATCGACAAAGCTTTTTGCTGCGGTCTCCCGCATCCCCAGCCAGCGCCAGTTCGGACGGTAGCTGATCAGAAACATATGCCCGACAATGTGATCCTTATGCAGAGCCACCGCATTAGCCGCTATTCCGTTATTGCGCACCAGATCATCTGCCCGGGCATTCCCCAGACGCAACGCGGGCAGCAGGGCCGCATCGGCACTCTGCGCCGGTGGCAACCACTCAGCCATTTGCCCGCCAAATCCTGCGCCGCCCCCGTTGTAGCTGAGACTCTCACGAAGCGGAACGCCGTTCACATCAATCAGGACAGGCGTTCGTTTCATAACCTCACTCCCAGCGGACGACGGCGACGTCGGGTTGTCCCCAGTACCGACTCCGCATCATTGATCGCCCGGTTAAGCTCATCCAGAGAAGCTGCCGTATATTCAATTCTGCGACCATCTTTCTGGACAGACACCACCCGTTTACCGGTTAATAAATCAAGGCGCGCCTGACGCAGCGCCTGCAGTTCAGCGACTGTAACCATTCACTCCTCCGGACAGCTTCGCTGCCAGTTCTTTAAGGGTTGGCCGGGTCGTCTCTTCTTCCCGGGATTTTGCCAGTACAGCCAGATCAAGCTGCCAGCGTTGCACGGACACACGTAATGCCGCGTAGGCATACACCAGACAGTCCAGCGCTTCGTTACGCCGCTTTTTGTTATCCCACAGCAGACGCATCTTTCCTTTTTCCCACTTCTCCACAAGCTCTTCCGCGACCAGTTGCTGCGCTTCTGTCTGCGAAAAAATCTCCGGATCATCAGGAAAACGGATGGCATACGACGTGGCTTCATCCGCAGGCGTGGGTTCAGCGTTCATACGGGCATAGAGAATTTCTTTTGCGGTGTCCGTCCCCACTTCACACAGATACACGCCCCGCTGATTGCGGGTTTTTGGCATGGTGATCACCGGCTTGCCATAGACAGATGCGCCTTTTACCGGCAGCACCCGGAAAACACCGTGTTTTTTTGACCTCTGATAAACGATTTCGCCATCGATCCCCCCGGTGTCCCAGCAGACACGGGAAATGGTCATTTCGGTTCCGTCTGCATGGCGGTATTTTTTGTTGATCGCCGCATCCACACGTAACAGCGTCTCTTCCTCATCGGGACGCCCCATAATGATGATTTTATCCACCAGAAAGGCTTCCTCTCCCGGAGCCCATCCCCAGACATACATCTCAAAACGGTTTCGCTGCGAGTCAATGCCCGCCGTCAGATAAACCACCCGGGCAGGCACCGCCGCCGTGTAACGCACAACCTTATCCATCAGTACCTGGTGATCGAGTTTTTCGCCCACGGCCTCTTCCCAGGTCTCGCCCAGCGTGGTGTTCACAAAGGTTTTCAGGCCGTTGGGATCTTTCAGTGCATCCAGCCAGTCATAGACTATCTGTACCCAGGTGGTGAACGGACTGTACGCCGTCCAGATATGGAAAGTGATGGAGCGCGGCGGCGGAATTTCATCACCCCGGGCGCAGAAAAACATCAGGCCGTCACGGGTCCACATGCCCGTGTTTTCACAGATCCACCGCCCGTTGCTCTGGTCAAGCTCAGACTGATGGATCACGCAGCCATAATGTTCACAGAGGTAGAAAACGCTTTCGGGGCTGTCCTTCTCCCATTTAAGGCCAAAAGGCGTGGATTCATCGCCAAATTTCAGATACTGCGCCTCCCCACAGTGCGGGCAGGGCACATAAAAACGCATGAAATGTGCCGACTCGTTAGCGGCTTTTTCGATCTGACAGGTGCCTTTGATTTTAGGCGTCGAGCCGCGAATGGATTTTGGCCATACAGAGCCCTCAATACGCTTATCCCCCAGCAGGGTTGGCGAGCCCTCTTTTTCGACATCCGGCTCGAACGAGGAAAGTTCGTCATAGCAGACCACGTCCACGGATTTTTCACGGTAGTTTTTGGCGGCAGCGCCGCCCAGGCACCAGAAGCCCACACCCGATGAAAAGCGTTTCAGCGTGAGAGTATTGTCACGATGTTTACGACCCAGCCATGGGGAAAGGTCTTTCAGGCATGGCACGTCCCGAATCGTCGCCTCCACGTGAGACTTCATAAAATCTTCAGCGGCAGAATCCGTAGGCTGAAAAAGCAGACTGTTTCGGGATTTATGCTCAATAAAATACCCGACCACCCCCAGCAACATCTTTGTATAGCCAACACGGGCAGATTTAATCAGATTAACAGTGCGGATCTGATCATTCCCCATGCTGTTCATGATGGCGATCTGGAATGGCAGCGTTTTCCATTCTCCCTCACCATATGAAGATTCTTTAGGCAGATAATAATTTTGATCAGCCCATTCAACTGGCGTCACCGGCAATGCCCTTATCAGGGGCTGTAATGCTGTTGTGACAGCGCTCATCATATTATTCAGTTGTTGCTCTGATATATTCATCGAGTAAATCCGGTAATTTATCCCCCGCCCGCGCACACTGATTTGCCCCCTTCGCAATAAGGGTTTTCAGATGGTCAAGATGGCGCGGTGTTAAATCAGGAAACTGTCGCTGCATGGATAAAGGGATGGAATCAAGCGTACTGGATAACGCCATTGCCAGCTTACTGAGGGCAAAAATACAGAACCCGGTGTCAATAAGTTTTCCTTTTGACACCTCATTTTTTAACTGCTGTGTAACAGCCTGTTCTGCTGTCAGTTCCCATCTGGCAATAAGCAATTTCTCCTCATAGTCGTCTTCGCTATCGCCATCAGGCACATCGTTTTTACTTCTCCTCAGATACGATATGTAAAAATCGCGCCAGGCATCCAGATCCAGTTGCCCTCTCTTATTCGATATCGGGGCACCCGGCAATTTCTGCAATCTGCGAAGCTGGCGATCGGTCAGACTTAAATGCCTGGCAACTTCAGTCTGCGTAGCCACTCCTCACCTCGCAAAAACTCTCACCTCACAATCACAACAAAACCGGTCATGTCCGGCTTACATGTCTATTTTTGTTCATGTCCGGTTCACAGAAAACCTGTTTTTATATTTTTCATATAGTTAACTTGAAGAGAAACCGGACATGGATCCCGGAAAATTTTCATAAATAGCGAAAACCCGCGAGGTCGCCGCCCCGTAACAGGCCGGATCGCCAGAAAGGACCCGAAAATGATAATAATTATCAATTAAATAAAAGTTATCTCAACCGACAAGTTCACCATGAAAGAGGACAAATAATGAGTTCGGTCTCAATGCATTAATTGATCTGCATCAAATTTAAGTAAAAACATCTTTGGACAATACAGAACACTGCAGTGAATATGGAAAAAGACAATGTCATCGAAGAACAAAACCAGCAAAACAACAACCCGTAACATCCGTTTTCCCAATCACATGATTGAGCAGATCAATATCGCCCTTGAGCATAAAGGCTCCGGCAACTTTTCGGCATGGGTTATTGAAGCCTGTCGCCGGAGGCTGGCAGCAGACATAAAATGTGCCCGTCAGTTAACTGTAACAAAGAATGATACACCGTCTGCTCTGTGATAACTGTTCATATAACCATTTCTTTATATTGCTGAATTTACAAAAAGTCGCAGTTATTAGTCGTATTTATTCCGAATTGAAATCATCCGTCATATAAAATAAAAAAGAATAACAATAATAATCTTCTACCCTTATCAGTACCTTTACTGCTGTGCTCCAACACAGCAGTTTTTTTGATTATGCTCACATATTTTTCATCCCCACCGCACTGCACATTATAACTGTTGCTTTTCAATTCAGGCTTTGTGCAGGTATGTCTGAATCTCCTCCGGGAGAGGTCTTCATCGTTATCAGCCCCAAAACACACCAGCGACACTGACAAAGAGCCTGCGAGTGCAGTTGCCCCGTTTTCGTTTTATGATGTATTCACCCAGTCAAATAATGAGCAAATTCAATCCATGTCAGACGGCAGAGAATCATAAAATTTAACCATCGTGCTTACATAAACAATCCGATAAAGACTTAACATACTTAAAATCGCATATTGCATAAGAATAAATAATAAGTCATCAAAAAACATCGGGCAAAACTACCGCAACTCCAGTTAAAAAGACAATATATTAATCCAGCGACCTCATTTATTATTCAGAAATGCTTAATAATAAGATATTTCCTGTTATTCCTTTATGGAGATCGGGTAACGGCTCCATGCCAGTCTTGTTGAATGGCTCAAAAAATAAGAGAATAATTCATAACATATATTGTAATTCAGGCTCGGTTATTTCGAATTGAATACTTGCATTAAAATCTGATAAAAAATTCGTCATAACAACAACATTCTCTTCTGCATGTGCCATAACCTGCCGTAACAACCCGGCAGGTTTTTTTATTGAATAAATTTCCGGTTTCTTCCACCATCGCACCGGCCAGGCGACTATGAGGGGACAACGCCGCGCTCCGTTAACGCAGTAAACCCCGGTGTGTATCGTTTTTGATTATCCCCGCACACTCGCGCAGAGGAGTCTCCCTGTCGGGCTGCGGTCTCTGTTAATGCGGAAATACGGCGACAATACCGCGCATGGATAATAAGGTCGCTCAACACACTGGCTGTAATGCAGCCGATACCATGCGGCATTTAGCGGCATTCATCGTACACTCAACGGTTAGCTCTTCATTCGTGGCATTCACCTGAAAGATCCGGGAGTGTAATTGCGTACATTTACCACTGAACGAACCTTCAACAAGAACACGACCACGCTGCAAAATACGGAACAGAATTGTTCCCTGAAAAGGCTTTACGGTTACCAGTAATTTCTTCATGCATTCTCCGGATAACAAAAATACTAGTTAATACACTGAGTGCGGATATATTCCTGCGCCCCTTCCAGCTGCTTCTGCATCATCATCAACCGCTCTCTGAGAGTGAAATAATCCCGTTCAACTGTGTCTGCCAGTCGGGGGCCGGTTGCATTATCCACGCCGGAGGTGCCGGTGGCTTCACGCACGGTACCGGAGCAGGTGGCGTTGATCCGCAGGCGCTTACGACCAGCGGCAACATCAGCACGCAGAGTTTCATTTTCAGCTCTCGCATCGGCTAATTCCCTCGAGTATCTGGCATCAAGTGCAGCGACATCACGCTGGCGTATCTGCATATCAGTAATTGTCGCGTTCGCCAGCTCCAGCTCTCTGACTTTTTTATCGCGCTGCGCTTTGTAGGTGATGGCGTTATCGCGGTAATGATTCAGCCCCAGACCAAGCGCACCACAGGCTACCAGCAGGACAATAATCACCACACACAGAACACGGTTCATATCCCCCTCACCCCAGCATCCCCGACGAAGACAACATCATCCAGCCTAAGAGCAACCAGCATTAGTGAAAATGAAATGCCGACGATTACACAGAGGATCTTCGCCAGCGTTATGAGCTTGTCTGACATGCTTAATCCTCTTCACGATTTCAACGCAATGACCAGTTTTGCCAGCCCATACAGCATCGGAGACACAGCAATACCGACCGCCACCCACTTAATAGCAAAAGCCAGCGCTCTGCTGATGTCATCAGTTACAGGCGCTTTCAGTTCAAGGCCGTTTTTCATAGTCAACCTCAACAGAATTCGTTTATACTTTTCCATGTTCTCCCTTGCCTTATCCAAGGTCAGAAACACAAAACCCCGCTTGCTGCCAACAAACGGGGTTTTACTTTTATTCACTTAGGTTTTGCCAGTTCGCAGGATTTCGTGTTATCCGTCCGCGTTGGTCAACGTCATTTTTCAGCAAAATATTCTGCTTATCTGTCGATTCCCCAGCACGCCAGCGCACTTTCCTGATCTCGCCGGGATACCTGACCGTAGCAATTATTTGAGCGGATACGGCAGTCTCTGCCACCGTCCTTAATCCACCAGCGAATCGCTTCACACGCTCCCCTGCGATCGCCTGCATTAATTCGTTTATAAAACGTCGACGGGAAACACTTACCGGGGCCAATGTTATACGGACAGAATGACGCGATCCCCGCTTTCTGGGGTTCAGTCAGTGGCACTTTGATGTTTTTCGCCACCCATGCCAGCGCCTTGTCACGTTCAATGGCGTTAACCCGGTCGCATTTTTCCTTTGACAGCTTCATGCCAGGAATAACAGGCTTACCATCCACCCGGGTGGCTCCACGGCAGATGGTCCAGATCCCCGCACCATCACGGTATGCCGTGGTGTGGTTACCTTCCTTTTCATCCAGAAACTGGTCGAGGATTTCAGGCGCAGGCGCACCTGCGGCAATCAGCGCCAGAACGGCAGCCGACAGACCGTATTTGATTTTGGTGTTCATGGATATTTATCAGGATTTATCGGTTCCGAATCCCTGGATATGTTAAGTCTTCAGCCTGCCAGTGGTGGGCACTGGTGTTTTACCTGATGGCTGAAATATATCTGACAATTCCCGTCGAGGATTTAGCAATGTATAACGATGAACATAAATATACCGCCTGCATGCAGGCCATGAATGAACAATTTAAATCAGCATTCCTTAAACTCATTCAGCAAAACCACGAAGCAGTAAAATCCATTCAGGCTGAGCCGTATGGACACCTCACACCACCAACTCTCGACATTATGTCCAGAATATTAACACCAGCCATGCTTCTACGTCTGAAAGACAATATAAATGACTGGTTAAACGAAGAATTAAACTACCTTGAATGTGAGTGGGATCATCATTACGCCAAATCACAAAAAGAACGCATCTTCCGTCGATTATCCGGCAACAGATAACGAGCCAGCTTATATACGTCCTTTAAGATAAGTCAGTCCTGGATGAAACCAGTAAGCCGGCACTTTTTTAAAGGGCGGATTATCAAAATCACGAAGAAGAGCCTCCCGCACAACTGCATCCTTGTCCGCACCACTGGCCAGCGCTTCAATCTCAGCAGCTACCTGCAGATATCCCATGCAACGACCAATGCGCTTCATTAGTCCCTGCTTTTTATTGTTCTTCAGGTAATCAATGGCAAATTCAATGAGCGCCTCACTGTGCTGGTGCGATGCTGGTGTTACTTTTCCATCTTCACGGATCGTGATATTCCAGTCATCGCTTGTCACAATAAAAGATGGCCGATTATCCCCCCATTCCTGGTCTTTATCCGGTGCAGACGCAATAAAATAACGTTTATTGCCTTCCTCTCCGGCACTTTTAACTGTAATGGAGTACTTTTCTGACAATGCGGTCGGTAAAAACTTTTCCTGCAAAATCTTCGCAAAGGTCCTGCGAGCAATTTTGATGCAATCATCGTAAAACGCTGCTTCCTGCTCATCGCGGCGTTTTTTTTCATCTTCAGAAACCATCAGCACCGACAGTTTTTTATTCAGTTCAGTGATTTCATTTTCCAGGCAACTTATGCGCTGATTCATTTCTTCATGGTTCATCGTCTACTCTCCCCGCGCCGCCTTACGCCGGTCCTCTCTGATTTTGAAATACAGGTTAGTCAGGTACGTCAGCAGGCCAAACAGCAGACTCCCCAGCACACCTATCGCCACCCACTGGGACGGAGAGACTTTGTCCAGCAGCTGCAGTAACCAGTATCCCGTCCCCACCGCTGACGTGGTGTATGACACACCTGTTGTGATTTTTTCCATCTGGTACATACCCCGTCTCCCGTTATCCGGAAGCTGACAACAATAAAAAAGCCACCCGTTAATTACTGATGGCTCTGATGCATAAACGTCATCATTCCCGACCGTTATGATTGACAATGGTTATCATTTTTATATAAAAATACTCCCGATATGTGTTACATATCATTTCTCCACGGGGAATATCCCCACGCCAGCGTCAGACTCGTTTTCCCGTTCTCTTCTGTGCTGGCGTTTTTTTATCATGATGTCGGTACATTTATCTCCAGCACCAGGCTTTCAATCTCAACACCATACGCGGAATTTTTGGGCGTAAAAAATCCCCTCCGGTGAGGGGATTTGCTTATGTAAACATTTACACTGCTTACCTGCATGGTGCCGGGTGCCTCCCGGTGAATTCAGTATCAGCACCTGAATCCGCAATTATCCCATATACCTACTTGCTGATTGCCCCTCCGCACAGGGGGATTCACCATGCGAAATTTTTTTAACAAATGCTCAGTCTGACAGGCAACTGTCAACTGACTGAATTGTGAGACAATTAAAATTTTCTGGGCGTAACTGATACCCGGTTAACTACCTGGCATGTCCTTTTTCACCAAAGGAAAAAGCACCACCACAATACCGACCACCAGCACTCCATCCGCCAGCACCGACATGATCCTGCTGGTGAAATCCACCATCACCACCAGAAACAGCAGGAGTGCCACAGCGGCCAGACGCAGTTTTACCGTCACAGGTGGTTCTCCAGTCGCAGGCCAAGAACACCAGCAATCTCTTCCAGAACCTTACGCTCTTCCGGCTCAATTTCACCATCTGCTTCAGCAATGGCCACCGCCACATCCAGCACATCTTCCGCTTCACGCGTATCGTGTTTCACATCTTCAATTTCACGCAACGCTGCACGACGACCAATTTTAAAATTGGTGTCAAGCTGACCTGTGATCGTGGCACTGATGGCATTAATTTCTGACGTAAATGCGGACAATGCTGGCTGGTTACGTAATACCTGTTCGATCTTCGCTTTCTCTGAAGTCTCACATTCACCATCTGCATAGGCCACCAGGTAGGCAGCATTAATAACCGCCTGTGCCAGATCGCGTTTCTCAAACTTTTTAATTTCAGTTGCTGCTCTGCGGGTTTTCTTTTTGAAAATACCAAACATCGTGACTTTTCCTTTTAGTGGGTGAGCCTGCGCCCGGGGGTGACCAGCCCACAGAGAAAGTCACACTGACCATCCAGTAAGCTCCCCCCTGAAAAGCTCTGTGGTTTTTGATATGCGCCGGGCGTGGCGCGGATACAAAAAAGGCCCGCAAAAGCGAGCCAGGAAAATAAGTATGGCGCGTTGTACTGGATTCGAACCAGTGACCGATTGCTTAGAAGGCAATTGCTCTGTCCGACTGAGCTAACAACGCATGATGCAGATAATGGACCGCCATCGAGGACTCGAACCCCGCACCAACAACCCTGTTATCGTGTCGTCTGCTCTTCCTGATGAGCTAATGGCGGTATGTTATGGTGGCCCTTGCTGGATTTGAACCAGCGACCTGGCGATTATGAGTCGCTCGCTCTCACCACTGAGCTAAAGGGCCGGGCGCAGGATAATAACGGTACGTAACTAATTCTGCAATATCATCCGTTCTGACTGACTAAATCCTGAACTTCCCTCACCGTCTGATCAAAACGCCCGGTCTCCAGCTCAACGCCAATTGCACGACGTCCCAGCGCCATCGCTGCTTTGACCGTCGAACCCGACCCCATGAAAAAATCTGCAACCAGAGCTCCCGGACGACTGCTGGTGGTAATTATCTGACGCAACATCTCCGCCGGTTTTTCACAGGGATGTTTGCCGAGGTAATACTGTACAGGCTTATACATCCAGACATCCGTATACGGAACAGCAGCCGATACAGAAAAATAACGCCGCAAAGATTTGTACTCCTCCAGCGGGCTGGCATATTGCCGGTTAAGTTCACTGTATGTGCTGACCAGCTGGTGGTGTGGCTTTTCCAGTTCCCCGCGTTGATGTTTTTCTGCTGCAACACGCGCAAACAACGCCTGCAGTTTTCTGTAATCATCCTCGTTCGGTAACTGCCACTGGCGGGCACCAAACCAGTGCGACACCATGTTTTTCTTTCCGGTGGCTTCCGCTATCTGTTTTGACGTTATTCCCAGTGATTCACGCGCATCACGAAAGTAAGAAATCAGCGGGGCCATGACGTGCTGTTTTAGCTCGCGCCCCTTTGCCGCATAGCCGTCATTTTTGGGCTGGTATGGCCCCTGATAATGTTCTGCAAACAGAATGCGTTCTGTCGCCGGGAAATACGCCCGCAGGCTTTCCTTGCTGCACCCGTTCCAGCGCCCGGACGGCTTCGCCCAGATAATGTGATTCAGCACATTAAAGCGTTCACGCATCATGATTTCGATATCAGATGCCAGGCGATGACCACAGAACAGGTAAAGACTTCCGGCGGGCTTTAATACCCGCCAGAACTGCGCCAGACACTGGTCCAGCCATTTCAGGTAATCATCATCGCCCTTCCACTGGTTATCCCAGCCCTCGGGCTTCACTTTAAAGTATGGCGGGTCTGTGACTATCAGGTCGACAGAGTTTTCCGGTAAGGCCTGGATAAACTCCAGGCAATCAGCGTTGATTAACTCACAACTGGATATTTTTACAGTATCAACCATAGATCAATAAGCACTTCTCTGATAGGCTCATACCGCTTTTGCGCAAAGCAGATGGGCCTGAGGTTTGCTTGTGACCCCAACGCATGAGCAGATGGCTGGCAGGTGCCGCTAACACCCACCAGCCGCCCATTACCACAAATTAAAAAGCCTTCACTGCGGAAGGCGTCTGTAACAACCGAACTGATAATCTGCCAGACCCGCCATAACAAGCTGGGTCAGTATTAACTGACAGCGTTCGCGTGAAAGGTAAGTATTCTGCGCAATTTCCCCGACGGTCGCCGGTTCGGTGACACTTAATTCATTAAACACCACTCTGGCGGTTTCGGTCATATCCTGCTGTTTTAGCATGTCTTTTTCCCTTTTCTGGTTAACGTGACATACCAATACCTCTTGTCGAAAAAGCCAGCAAGCTGAAAGACCGGTATTAATAACCACCAGCGCGTTTAATATACCGCACCACTTTCGGGGCATAAAAAAATGCTCAATGACGGGCAGTAAAAATTCTTTGTTACTCAGGTGATTTTAACGCACCCTGACAATGTTAATTTCAAAATCATCAATATGTCCGCTATTAAGTATAACGAATTTCGTACTCCCACTTCTGTACGATTTTGATAACACAAGACGATCATCATAGCGTGCAAGAACGTAATACCAGACATTATCATAGTGGATCGACTGATATTCCCTCTTAAACTGGGGTTTGTACCAACCGGCAATAAGAGAGAATGTCCAGAAATAAATCATGAATCCAGCCATCATGAACTCAATTCGGTGATGGCGAATAAAAGATACTTCCGAAAAGCATTTGACTGAAATAAGTTTTCTTCCTGACCTGACAAAAAGCGTAATTATAAAGACAGCAATAACACAAAAAATAAGCACATCTGGCTCAACGTACTGATGAATGACCGAAAATTCCAGAACAGGTGGAATAAAAAGCAGCAATATTGCCAGAAAAAGTCTGATAAAACTCAAATTCTGTATATTGTTTTTTTGTTTTATGCCTAAAAAGAAAACAATACCAACACCCCATCCAGTAAGGAATATAACGATAACGGTCACAGCATAAAACAAACTTCGGGCCACATCATCAACGCCAGCTCCGACAACCCACCATGGAAAGCCATAGTAAAAGGAAGTACCCCATCCATAGAAATAAGCGCTTCCCCATCCAAGACAGCCCATATAAGCAATAAAAAGTGAAGAGTTCCTCAGTAGAGTACTGTCATCCATACCCATCTCTCTAACAATTTAAAAACATTGACTCACCTTACATAACAAAGGAGATTCCATGCAGTCAAGAGACTTCAGAGCAGGAGAAACTCATTGCACAATCGCCATCACGTTTAACGTTATGCACCGCTTTTCGGGCACAAAAAACCCGCTCTATGGCGGGCTGTAAAAATTCTTCTAACGTCAGGCATAAAGCACCCATAATTAGGGCAAACTTACCACAGATTCGGGAAAAATCAATAACACTAGCACATTACCCTCTTTAACTGCCGCTCCGCCCATGCCTCTTCAATGTCAAACCGAACCACCAACGTATCGTAAAAGCGCTTCACTGATTTTTTCCATGTATCAAGTGTAATAGCACTCGTCACTTTGCATATGGCATTAAATGCCTCTGTTGACGGCAATCTTTCATAGCCACGACCGCCACAACGCTGGCAGTCCCTGATAACCGGCATCCCCCGTTTTTCCGACTCTTCACGATGAACGGCAATACCGCGCCCACGGCAGTCTTTACAGGCAGTGGAAATCTCCCCCTTCCCTTTACATTCCGGGCAGGAAACTTTTACCACCTCCCTGACTTTTTTCCATTCTTCCCAGTAAGACGGATACACACCTTTCGTACACTTTGCCCATACTGGCGGCTTGCCATCCGGATACTGAACCTTGTTTGTAAAAACTTCGCTTTCAATAAATCTTTCCCCATGGCAACAAGGGCACTGCTTTTTACTCGCTGCGCTGCGGGCGTAATCCTCAAAAGCGTACGAAGCCATAATGCGCATCACTACCGGTTTTATTTCTGCCGGGAGTTTTCTTAACGCCGAGACGCGATCGCACTGACTTAATGCATAATCTGCCAGTAATTCTGTTGCCCGCGCCCTGTCATTCATACTAATGCCCATTTTCCCCAGGAACGCAGAAAATCCCATCTCAGCCCGGTTCTGTGTCATACCCTGCGCAGCCATCACATCAGTGATACTCAGCGCATCTTTTGACGTCGAAGCGGATGCATCAGTCAGGCCTGGGGATTTTGGGGAATAGTATTTCGGTAAATCTTCCAGTTTCATTTTTGGACCTGACCGTCATGCATTATTTCGTAAATCTTCACACCCAGCCGACCACCAGGAACAGGCAGTCCGCGCACAATATTAATTTCATCAAACTGCTCGTCGTCGATAAGCAGTCCCGCATGCGTCAGCGCATCCAGCGGTGCCTTCAGGATATTGTCCAGGTCACGACGGCGTTTATCCGGTGGCTCTGCAATAATTTTTATTGCCAGCCTTCCCGACAGGTTTAATTTCAACCGCTGCTGGCGAACAATGAGCGCCAAATCACGGCGATAACGCTCACCGGCTTTTGATACAAAATATGTGCTGCCATGACGTCGCCAGTAGGTGTTCACCGTCAGCGGGTAAGGCAAAACAAACTCTATACACATCAGTACCCCCTTTTACCCAAGCACGCCGGTTGCAAAGGCGTGATCAAGAAAACGAAAAATTAAATCAACCTGAGAACCATGGTTTTCTTCGAACGCCAGCAGATCCGCATGAAGTTCGTTGTGATGCTCCCGGCACAGCGGTAGTGTAAAAATATCGTGGGCCTTTGTTCCCATTCCGCCCTGACCATGACCAATCAGGTGATGGGGATCGTCGGCTGGCTTACCACAACACGCACACGGCTGTGTCTTTACCCAACGCGTGTATTTCTCATTCACCCAGCGGCGACGTTTGGGGCGTAACATAAAAGACACCGGCGACTCCGGATCCACTTTCAGCGCCAGCACCTTTTTCGCTTTATCCTGGATGATGCTGGTGGCAGGAACCGAAGGCCCAAGGTCACACTCCCGGGTGACAGACGGCACAACAGGCGTCGGTAATCTCAGTGCCTTACGGGCTGCACTTTCCGGTAAGGCATCCGCCAGGTCATTACGAGCCAGCCACCAGCACAGTTCCGGCATTGTCACAACGTGACTGTCATCAAAACCGAGATCCCGACGCACAACAGACAACACCCAGCGGGCACAGTTATCCGTTGCCATTGATTCCAGCCGTTCCGTGAACTGATCGCGCAGCTGGTTATCGCAGTGCCAGCACAGACGGATTGCGCCCGGAGCGTGTCGCATTGTTGTCATGTTCTCGCTGTGCCAGTCGGAATGAAGCCACTGGCAGCCTTTTTCACGAAGTAACCAGCGTTCAAGACATTCCACGCCACCAGCACGACGGATCACTGCCTCATTGCGGAACACGGCCCGAACGGCAGGATCATCCGCCAGCGGTTGTGATGCCGCCGGAACGGCACCACTGGCGAAAGATGAATAACGTTCCGGCTCAGGCTCCAGCAGGACACGCCCCTGCATAAACAGGGGCATCAACTCTGAACCTGGCCTGAACAATACGATCCCCATACGTGGGGCAATTTCAGGGGTCAGTAGTGCTCTCAACGTAGAACCTCACAGCACAATCTGTTTCAGTTTCTGTACCGCTTTCCCCATATCCGCCATAGCATCAACAAACTCATCAAATTTACGACTTGCCATTCCATACGCCTGGAGGATTTCCAGTTTCAGAGGATCCAGTTGCTTTTTAATTTCCGCACGATCATTAAATTTCTTCTCTGCTTCTTCCGCAGCCCTGATCAGCTCCTCAGCATGCCTGCGTAATTCATCCGGAGTAACGGTCTTTTTAATCACAACGGGTTCCTCTGTTTTTACTGGTATTTCACTATTTACTGCCTGATGTCCAAATTTAGGATGATGTAACGTTGTAGTTCTTCCATCATTCGCAACGACCAGAAGTCCACTGTCGCGGATAATGCCAATGAGTATCTCCTTATCCCTTTTATTCAGCAGACTGTACGCCTGCACTTTCTGTGATATCTGGGTCAGTGTTGCGCCTTCCGGCATTCGTTCAACAAAACGTTTAACCCTGGATAAAACTGGCTGCAGATGGGGTGGTGTAATTCTCATGCTCCACGCCTCCCATCAGTGAACGGTATCGAGCAGCTTTAACAGCTCAGGGAATCGGGATTCGAAGAAATGCGGCTGCGTCTCGCGCGGATTTGCAGGACTGGTGATGTTCTTGCCGAACATGCAGCCTTTCGCCGTCAGCGACCAGAATTTTTTGATGTTGTTAATCGCGGTACGGCTGTATCGTTCGCGTTGTTCAACAATCCCCAGCTTCGCCATCTGGTGATATGCCTGACTAGCCGTCAGGCGGATACCATACTGCTTCAGCAGTGCACTCAGCGACAGCGTAGGGCGGCTTGAACCATCTGGCGCATCAGCAGGTGCATCAATGGCATAGATCGGCATAAGTTCAGGAAGACCTGCTACCTTTGATAATTTCTGGTATGCACCAAGTTTCGAGGAGTTTGACAGATTTAGAGTCTTTGCTGCTGATTCAAGCAGAATGACCCCGGATTTAATTTTGTCGGATGTGGTTTCTTCTGGTGATGAATTATGAAGCGCATCAAAAGTACGTATCACTTTTAAGCTGAATGCCGGGCTGATCCACATTGCATATGCATAGACCAGCTCTTTACAGACATACGTCCCACCATTGCGCCCCTGAATGGTGATGACAGGAATACTACGGGAATCTCCCGTAGTTTCTTCTTCCAGTAATTCCACAAGAGCCTTCGTTTCAGGACGACGCATAAACTCGTGAACTTCCAGCGAACGGGAGGAGCGATTCTCACCAGCGGCAAGAAGAGCAGCTTTCTGAAGGTCGTTAAGACAGTAGTTAGATTCAAAGTACTGGCGCACAGAAACGCCATCAATTACAAGCAACTGATTCATTGGTTTCTCCACAAATTTCGGGACTGCACTCCCTTTTCGTTGATGCAAGATGAACTTACTGCGATTTTTAATAGTTATCAAGGATACACTGTTCATAAATACAGTATCTTTAACGAGGTAATACCCAAATTTAGGGTGTTGCTCAATTCCGTTACCGAGTTGCTAATTTGCAACTCGCTTTTTCGTACTTACTGATAGTGATCTCGACCTTACCTTCCGGGATAACCGGTCCCCACTCCACCAGCATTCTTTTCACCTGACTGTCGTCTTCCCACACCCCCGCGTGGGTCAGGGCGTCAAACAGCGCCTTGTTATAGTTGTCCAGATCGCGGATCCGGTTATCCGGAGGAAACAACACGATCTCCACTGAAGCAGGTGCCGACGTTGGTTTCGGCAGACGACGTAACTGCTCAACTATTGCTGCGCACGCCGCGCTCTGGAATTTTCGCCCCGCCGCGCTTATCAGGCTCTTACCAGCAAACGCCCCTTTGTTGGGGTGTCGCCAGTACGTGTTCACGCTGGGCGGGAAAGGCAGTATTAGCTTCATACTTTCAGGCCCCTCTCATGTAACCAGTGGGTTGCACGCAGCCTGGCGTTTTCCTCACCGGCAAGCAGTGAGCGGATAATCCCGACCGCCTCGCTGTCGTCGTCCTTCATCGCAGTATGAAGCGTTATCCCCCGGGCCACGCCACGCTTTATCGTGATGACGCCTTTTTTCTCCAGTGCGCGAAGATGCTCCACCGCTGCATTCACTGAACGGTATCCCAGCATGGTTGCCACCTCCTGATTGGTTGGCGGGAAGCCACGTTCTTGCTGGTAAGAAATCAGCATATCCAGCACCTGCTGCTGACATTGAGTTAACGTCGTCATTAAGCCCCCACGTAATTCCCTGACAGATACCATTCATCACCCGATACAGCGCGCTTGCTGCTTTTCCGTAAGCACCGCTCACGACGCGCCAGAAAATTGTTTCGTTCTGGCTGGGAGTGGCTTTCACGGAATGCCTCCATCCACACCGTTGCAGCTCGACGGAATAAGCTCCTAGACTCCAGTTCTTCAGCCTGGCGGGTCAGGCACAAAATCACCCGGGGGTCGTTAGTGCCGACATAGAAATTGCGCACAGGTCTGGTTTCACGAACAGATTGTGGTTCCGGCTCCTGCGCTCTCTCAGTCAGGCGCGGGAAATGTCTGCGTGTATCTCCTTCACAACGGTGAGCCACACGCCCACTCTGACGTAACTTGCTTGCTGACTGCAGAACGCGCTGCCGTGAGTAACCAGCAAAAGCATCCGCAATGTCTCCGGAAGTACACCCCGGATGGGCTTCAATGAATTTCTGAACTTCATTCAAAAGACTCATAATCACCCCCTGAATCCTGCCGGGATCTGGCTGTAGTCCACGTTGTCGTAACTGGCTTTGAAGTACGGGTCCTCGCGTCTGGCTGCAGATACTGCAGGAACTTCCCAGGATTCTTCGAAATGACGATCCGGACCAAAGAACGTGACAGCCTGTTTCACAAATTGTGTGCCGCTGTTACCCATCGCAGATACCCAGCCCGCGTAGCGTTTCACACCTTCCAGCATGGTTTCGGGGTTTACCCCCTCATTCAAACGGGCTTTCCAGGCTTTGAAGGCTGCAGATTTTAAATTGCCACCAGCACGTTTGGGATAGGCCAGCCATGCCTGCTCAAACTCCGGAGAGTATTCCGGTCGGTTTGAACGAACTCGCACAGACTCATCAGCAGATGCACCAACAGCTATTGGTTCATTGACTGGTTCTTTGACTGGTTCAAAAGAGTGACTGGTTCTGGGTGAATCTCCTGCACTACCCCCTGGTGCAACTCCTGCACTACCTGGTGAATTTGCTGCACCAGATAGTGAATTATTTGCACTACCCCCTAGTGAATCTCCTGCACCATCAAGATGAAGGAGATAGATATTACTTGTGTGGGGTAGTGATCAATTCTGGGCGGACTTAGTGCAGCCTGGTAGAACCAGCAAGCCTTGTGTGGCGCGGGGTGTGGTGATTTAGTGTGATTCTGGGCGGATTTGTGAGAAATGACCAAAAACGCTTTTTTTTGCGCTTTTTTCTGGGCGCTTTTGATCTGGTTCTGCTACAAACTTAACGGGTTTTAAATGCTTTTAAAAAAGTGTTTTATCCTTACCCGTTTTCCTCAATTTGTTCTCATCTGTGTGTTCGGTTTTGTTGTGGTTATTGCTGATTAGCTAACAGCACACGCCCCGCCAAAACGAGGCGCTTATGCTGATTTCTTGTTTACAGGCTTAGTTTCTTGCTCCGGTGTGACGGGAACGCGATCACCTGGTGTTCCAGCACAGAAAATAGCTTTGGCGCGGCGCAAAATCTCTTTGTCATTTTCCTCATCGCCAGCTAATGCCATGCAAACAGCGTCTTTAAGCGATTGCCTGATGTTCAGGCTTTGAATGGCCTTCCTTTGTTCCTCAAGTTCGCTATCGGCTTGCTTGGTTTGCCTGGTGGGTTGCTGTAGGCGTTCAAGGACTCCTTTGATGCCAATACAACACAGCATATCAATAAGACGCTCTCTATCTTCTGGAGTAGCTCGCCTTAGTATTTCATCGACAATACTTGTGTTTGGGCGGTTAACGTCTTCTGTAGGCACCTTTTTTTCTATTATTGGATCACGATCGCCCTCACCGTAGACCAGCCATTCCAGTGATACATTCTCTAATTTTGCTATCGTAGCGACCACATTTAGGCCGGGAGTGGTGCCTTTCTCAAAGTAGTTATTTATGGTCGAGTACGGCAACCCCCAGTCTGAGGTGGCTTTACGCAGACTCCTAGTGCCAACCAGTTGCTTGATTCTGTCCTGAATGCTTTCTTTTCTATTCTGAGAAAAGGAAAAATCATCGGCGGTTTGTTTACTCACTTTCTTTCCTCTCAATCTATTGATTTACAACACATTTCTACAAAAAGACTTTCTTTTCACCAAAGCAAGAAAAGAAAGCTTGTAATTTTCTATTTATGGATCAATACTTATATCCGAAGGGATAACACGGCGGTGTTATCCGCACGGATAACTTTTAAGGGTAACCTAATGATGGTTAGAAATGAAGTAATGAACAAAGACTGGCACCGCGAGTACATCGTTGCCGCTGTGCACACCAAAGGTTTTACATTGCGTGAACTTTCTGAACGCGCTGGTCTAAAAAAAGACTCTTTAAAAAATGCACTGTATCGCTCATGCCCTAAATATGAACGCATCATAGCCGATGCTATTGGTGTGGAACCTGCGGAGATCTGGCCAAGCCGGTATGCCAGTAAGGCGGCGTAATGTTTTATTCAGCCAATGAGCTGGCCGGTCTTCCTGGTTTGCCCGGTACAGTTCAGGGGGTGCGCTGGACGCTCAATCGGATCACAGATACGCACCCGGAATGGAAGCGCAAGCGCGAAGGCACCAAAGCATTCGAGTATCACATCGACTGCCTGCCCGCTGAAGCGCAGAAAGTTTTACGTAAGCGCCTGACCCATCAGGTTCTGGAAGATGCACAACTGCCCGCCGTGGTTGAGCAGAAGGCAGTTAAAAACGTCGCCGTTCGCGATGAACTGGAAGTGATGGTCAAATGCCCGGAACTGGCATTACGCGAAGTCCAGGCACTGACCGACAAGCAAAAGGCCATTGCTGATGCGCGGATATTGCTGGCTACTGAAGTGCATAAACTGCGTGAATACGCCGGAATGACCAGGAAGGCCGCGTTAAAGCACATCGTTGATGGTGTGCGCATGGGGGCGTTGCCTGACCGCATTATCGAAGCAGCGAATACTGCAAATGCACGTCAGGGAAAGCGAACCGGTGTCAGCACCGGCAGCCTGGATAGCTGGTACTCCAGCTGGGTGATGGCGCGCGGTGATGCCAATCAGTTACTGGCGTTACTGGCTCCCGGTCATCATAAGGGAACACCGTGGGAGCAGGTCTGGTGGTTGAGCGATTTCTTTATGTTCTATCGCTCATGGAAGCGCCCGACCGTTGAATATGCGTATCGCGAGTTTTCAGCCTGGTGGCATGAGAAGCACGCGAACGATGCGGGAATGCTGGCGGCACTGCCTTCCGTTCACGCAGTAAGACGGGTATTAAGCAGTGTCCCGGTGATTGTTAAGGAGCGTTTCCGCTCCACCGGTTCAGCCTGGCGTTCGCTCAATCCCTTTGTGCGACGCGACTGGAGCACATTACCGGTTAATGCGGTATGGGTCGGGGATGGTCACTGTATGAAACTGATGGCATTCAGCCCTGCCACCGGGAATACATTCCGGCCAGAAGTGACGCTGGTTATGGATGCAGGACAACGCTTTATTGTGGGCTGGTCGCTGTCCCTGTCGGAGAACGTGGTGGCCGTTGCTGATGCATTGCGTCATGGCATGTCACAACACGGAATACCGCTGATTTATTACTCCGATAACGGGGGCGGTGAAAAAAACCGGGTGCTTGATGCCGATATTACCGGGATTTTGCCCCGGCTGGGTGTGGAACATCACACGGGGATACCAGGTAACCCGCAGGGGCGCGGGGTAATAGAACGGGCAAACAAAGGAATACCCAAAGATGTGGCTCTGAGTTTCCAGACGTACTGCTCAAAAAATGCAGACAAGGAAACGGTGATGATGCAGCAACGCATCACACAGTCAGCCATTAAGGCCACCCACAAAGGGAAGGAGCTGACAAAGCGGCAGGTTAAAGCAATGGGAGAAGTCCCCACCTTTGAGCAATTGATGGCCGCAATAGAGCTGGAGGTAAAACGGTATAACAACCGCCCACACAGCAGCCTTCCCCGCAAAGAGGATGGCGAACATTACAGCCCGGCAGCGTATCGCCGGAAACTGATAAAAGAGCAGAAAGCTGAAATCGACATGCTGTCGCCGGAAGAACTTCACGAAATGTTCCGACCGGAAAGCATCTGCACAGTGCGACGCGGTGAAGTGGTGTTATTCAGAAACATCTATTTCTCCACAGAACTGGCAGCAGAGCACGGAAATGAAGTCAGGGTTTGTTACGACATTCACGACGCAAACAGCGTGATTGTCAGGCGGATGGACGGTTCTTATATCTGCGATGCCATCTGGAACGGTAACAAGGTTGATGCGTTCCCTAAAGCTGTTATCGAACAACAGCAGGAGAAACGCACCAGAGGCCGCATTGCACGGGCCGCGCAGAAAATCGAAGAGGCTAAACGCGAGCTTACTCCGGCTATTACGCAGAAACCTGACTTTAATTTTGGATTTGGTCTGGAGCGCCCGGAGAAAAAGGAAAAAGAAGAACTTTATTTATTCGCATCTGAACGCGAACGCAATTTAAAGAAAAACGGCACAAACAACCGTTAATTTAAAAGGTATTTAATTATGAGTTTAATTACGCAATTAAATGACGTAATGGCCCGTCGCGGCTATACGCAGACCCACGTCGCCCGTGCTATTGGTCGTAGCAGCGCCGTTATCAGCCAGTATTTGCAGGGTAAATATCAGGGCGATATGTCTGATATTGAAGAACGCATTTCTGCCTTTGTGACCCGTGAGCGGGAAAAAGAAAACAGCCGCCGTATTAAAGCAAAGTTTGTGACCACCGGTATGGCTGCCAAAGGACTGGAGGTGCTGGCCTACGCTCACCTGGAATGTGAAATCTGTGTGCTGTATGGCGCAGCAGGTCTTGGCAAAACAATGATTCTGCGTGAATACGCCGCCAGAAACCGGGATGCGGTCCTGATTGAAGCCGACCCGGGCTATACAGCCAGAACACTGCTTGAGGAGCTGTGCCGCCAGCTGGGGGTAAAAGTTCGCGGCAATATCCACGAACTGATTGATGCATGTGTGCGAGAACTGCGTGATTCCGGTCGTCTGCTGATGGTGGACGAGGCTGAACTGCTCCCCTATCGCGCACTGGAGGTTCTGCGCCGTCTGCATGACAAAGCGGGTATCGGGGTTGTTCTGGCGGGTATGCCTCGCCTTCTGATTAACCTCAAGGGGCGTCGTGGTGAGTTCGCCCAGTTATACAGCCGCGTGGCGCTGGCGCTTAACCTGGGCGATACGTTGTCGCAGGAAGATTTTAACCAGATAGCTACCGGGTTGATGCCGGAAGCAGCAGAGCCGGAAATCAGCGAGGCGCTTTATACACGTTCGCTGGGTAATGCCCGCCGTCTGTTCAAGCTGGCGCGTGGTGTGTACCGGATTTGTGATATCAGCGATGCGCCGGTCAGTGTGCAGGCCATTGATAAATTCGCAGAAATGTTAATTCACTGATGGAGAACAAGACGATGGACAAGCAGACCATTAACGCCGTCCGTTCCCGTGCCCGTGTGGCCATCCACACCACTGGTGGTCGTGTAACGGGACAACATCACCGTTTACCTGTGGTTTATGCCTGCCCGCCCGTGGGTGGTCCTGTATGGCCGGTAACGGAAATCATCCAGACATTCAGCGGCCTGCGCCGCGTGGTTAAAACGTCCTGTATCGACGGCTGCACCGTCGTATGGCAATGAGAGGAAATCAGAATGGCGGTCAAGTTAGAAGTAATTATCTATACCGATGAAAACGGTACGCTTCGTGTCAGGAGCATGGGGGCTGTTGATAAAAAAGGATTTACGGATGAAGAGGTCGGAGTAAGACAACGGTTATGGGAGGTAATGAATCAAACTCTTAATAAAGAATTTAACGGCGTTGATTTATTTTCTGTTGGCGTGGAACCCTGCGCGCAAAACACACATTAATTTGTAAATATCACTGAGGTAATTTAATTATGACGACTGAAAATAAAGTTAAGCAATACACGAAAACTGAAGCGCCTGAAGGTTACTGGGTGGATGCCCGTGGCGTAATGACACCTGAAAGTCTTATCAAAGATATTGACCGCGACCGTGAGCAGCTGGTCGGTGAGCTTGTGGAGATGGTGATTGCTGCCTCCGCCTCACTGCGTGAACTGAAACTGCGTGCGTTTGGTGATATTCAGGCGTTTATTGACCTGTCGGCGGAGAAATACGGCGCTGTGAAAGGCGGTAAAAAAGGGAATATCACGCTTTACAGCTTTGACGGGCGTTACAAGATTCAGCGCGCCATGCAGGACCGTATCGCGTTTGATGAACGCATTCAGACCGCGAAGTCGCTGATTGATGATTGCCTGGCTGACTGGACGGAAGGTGCACGTCCTGAAATAAAAGCCATCATCAGCGAAGCATTCAGCACGGACAAGGAAGGCAACATCAACACCGGGCGCGTTCTGGCTCTGCGTCGTCTCGATATTACGGAGGAGCGCTGGGATAACGCCATGAAACTGATTGGTGAAGCCGTCCAGGTGGTTGGCAGCAAAAGCTATATCCGCGTGTATGAGCGCGTCGGTGATTCCGACGAATACCGCGCAATCCCGCTTGATATTGCAGGGGTTTAACATGCATCAGGATATCAAAGAGTACAGAGCCGGAAATAGTTGCGCGGCGTATTCGCTGGGCGCGTCCAGAGCAGAACAACGCGGCGATTATGCCGAGGCTGAAAAGTTGTGGCGTAAGGCAGCGCAAAGCCCGTGTAGCACCCTGCGCCGCATCTGGGCTGAACATCGTGCGGAGTTCTGCGCTAACGCTCACCTGAAGGGATGGAGGCCACGCCATGAATGCGAAGAACTTTAATAAGCAGTATCCGCCAGGGACTCGCTTCATGCACACGGCACATCCGGCGTTGCGCGGTGGCCGGGTGGTGAAAACCGTTGCACCGGCCAGAGATTTTAAATGTGGTTGTGTGGTTGAAATTAATGTCGAGCCTTATTTCGTAAAAGTCGAAACACTGAAAGCAGCGCATTAATTTAATTCGTTTTTAATTGTTATTTAAAACAGGCGTAAACCCGCCGGGGCTGGCTTACGCCTGAATCTGAGGGATTCATTATGGAAAATAAAAGCAAATATATCGCCAGAATTAAAAAACTGTTACGCCTTGCCAGAGGAACATCAAGCCCGGAAGAAGCCGCTAACGCTATTGCAAAAGCCCAGGCTTATATGCGCCAGCATGGTATCAGCGAAAACGACGCGGAATTGTTCGACATTCAGGAAGCTGCCAGCGCGGGTGCGCCGAGTGATGCCAGTACACCGCCGCGTTATATGCACATCCTGTGTGACCTGGTATGTAAAGCCTTCGGTGTCGAGTGTTACATCTCCGGTGAATACCGGGCTTCTGGTTCACTCAAACGTTACGTTCGTTTTTATGGTCCTGACAGCCGCCCGGAAATTGCGGCCTACGCGTTTGATGTGCTTTCCCGTCAGATGATGGCAGAGCGTAATCAATATCAGGATAAACACTGTAAGCGTTGCAAACCATCCACGCGGGTGGCCCGTGGCGACCAGTTCTGCGAAGGCTGGGTCTTTGGTGCCCGTGATGTCATTGCGGTGTATGACGTCTCCCCGGAAGAAAAAAGCCGCCTTGAGCTTTACAGAGAAAACCTGCACAGGACTAAAGTGCGGCGCGACGGGGATATGCGCACAGCTAAAGCGTGTCGGGGTGCAGAGTTTGCCGCTACTGCTGGTTTTATCGCCGGGAAAAATGCCAGGTTGCATCAGGGGGTTAATGGTCAGAGCAACAGGCCGCTGGCGCTGGGAGGGGATAACGATGGCTTTTAAACTTCTCAGTGTTACCGAAGCAATATACCAGCCGCCAGAAGAACGCCACGAATACAGGATGAATGACGGCAGCGCGGCGGTTGAGTTTCCCAAATATCCGGGGGCTTCCCGGTGGCGGTTCTATGACAGTGCGGGACGCCGGATTATTAAAAGAACCGTGCACAACGCCATGAAAGCCGCTGTAGAACGTCACAAAAGAAGGTTTAACTGCAAATGAATATTGAATTTTATGACTACGGAGTCACCTCAAAAATCATTGTTACCTGCTGGTTCTGGGAGTTCCGTCGCTATTGCCGGGTTGTGGATGCGGCGTTGTTTGTGGCTCCTGAAGTGCGCCACCAGAGTGGCGGTGGCCTTTTAATGAAAACCGTCATCACCGGTAAAACGGTCCCGATGTTACGGGCGTTTAAAGTGGCAAAACAGGAGGCTTGCAATGGTCATTGATAAAACGATAACGATCGATGTAGCCATGAATACAGGTCTGGCGCTTATCGGTTATGGCTATATCACTTTTATGTCATTCAGGTGGTTGATTTCTTCGTTCTTTAAGCAATGTGAAAAACGTTGCCGCAAAGACAAGCGCGTGAAGGCACTAAATGCGTTTAATGACGCTTTTGATATTGACCGTATGCAACAGGGAGACCCGGCACGCGTAATTACCCAGGGAGATGTCGTGATTTTGGTATACCGGAGTGAAAAAAATGAACAGGAGGCGGCGCAGTGAACCAGCAAACCAGAATAAGCGATAAGAGCCTGACCAGACTGATTGCCGATGCTGACAAAATGCTTGATATGCGCGGACCGATTGTAGACAGAGAGTGGTGGATGCTTTTACGGCAGTCCCTGGTTGAACTTCAGGAACGCCGGAGTGCTGGAATCATTCCAGTGACGCTGAGAGTAAAGGAGCATCAGGTCAGAGAGCTGGTTAATCAGTTACGAGATGTGGCAATCAAATACCACGGAACGCAGCAATTACGGGAGCGTATTGCAACAACAGTCATTTATTCAGAACTGGTTTCAGGGGAATAATCAGATGAAAAACCGTAAGGCAAAAATTCTGTTAGCTCGCAGAAACGGTGTTGGGGTCTGGCGATGGTTGAGGATTAGTAACAGACGAGTGAGGTTGACGGGGTGTCGTGGTGTGATGGGGCACAGTTGTTGCAAAAAGCCCAGCGCGGCGCAAAACCGCTGGAAGAATCACACTAACGCAAAGTAATTAAATAATAACCAATAGCAGACCAAAATATATGTTTTGGTCTGCCAAAAGCGATGTTTTGGTCATTATGAAGATTGAACAAATCGGAATGGCAGCCTTCCGGCAGCAGGCTGAAAGCGGTGGCGTGGATGAGTTCGTCGTGCAGAGGTTCGGTGGTGTGTATCACCTCTTCGCTGTGAATCGCCGCGCTGGTGTGTCTTATTTTCTACAGGAACGCCGTGGCGATTACAAGACGTGGCTGTCTCTTGACCGTGCCGCCGCGTTCCTGTCAGGGATTGGCGTTTCACGTTTTACCGTGCGTTTTGAGGATAACAAACATGCTGAAAAAGATGATCGGAGCCATTAAAGCCGGTCAGGCGTATCTGGGGTGGGATGATGTCCTTTATCGCCAGACGCTGGCCCGCCTGACCGGTAAAACCAGCACCACACGCTGCAACCTCGATGAACTGCGCATCATCCGGGAATACATGCACGAACAGGGATTTCCGCGCAAAGCACCCGCCGGTAAAGGTCGCCGCCCCCGTGTTGCAATGAGCAGAAAATCAGTATTATCCAAAATTGAAGCGTTGCTGGCTGATGCCGGTCGTTCCTGGGCATATGCAGAAGGGCTGGCATCTCACATGTATAAGCAACATGTGATCGAATGGCTGACGGATGAACAGCTTTTTGGGGTAATGGTGGCGCTGGTTAAAGATTCAAGAAGGAGAAATCAATGATGAAAAAATGGTTGTTTTGTTTAGTAGGGGTTATTTTCTCTTGTTCTGCGTTGGCTCAGACAGAGGAACAGGCGCAAAAGGAACTGAAACGTTATCAGGATATGAAACCACAGGTTGAGCAACTTCTGAGGGAAAGCCTGAAACTCTATTATGACATGCCAGACGCTGCATCAGAATATAATAACGGTAACCCTGAAAAATGGCGTAAGGTCATAACAGGCCTGAAGGAATTCGATAAACAAATAGAGAAAATTGGCGGTAATGGCTTCGATCCTGTTTATAGTTCCTGTGTAAATATGGGGATTCAACTACAGGATTACTGGTCTAACGTCCTCGGCAACAACAAACAGTTTCTCGAGCGTTCCAGAAGTTTGTTTATACAGGATCGCATGGATTGCTTTGATCAATTCGTCTTTGGTAAAGAACGTATAGAGGCCAGAAAAGACCTTGCCATTGTTAATGTCTGGGATGAATAAACAGGAACCTCCGCAAACGCGGAGGTTTTTTATGAACTGTACAGGCGATCATGTATGGCTATAATAACAGTAAGTTACTACCGGAGACGCCATCATGCAGACCTTCAGTGAAACAGATCTTCGCGATGCGCAGGTACTGCTGCCCGATTCCGTACAGCAACTGATTAGCGTGATTGGCTTCCCCGCCCTGACCCGGTTAATCCGTTCTTTTGGTGGCGTGACGTTAAGCGGTAAAACCGGCGCACACGCCGGACGCACCGGCGGTGTCCATGCCCTGTTACATGACGTGCTGACCGAAGACGAAATCAACAAATTGATCCGCTTTCTTGGCGGTGCACCGTTTTACATTCCTCGTTGCGATCATGCGTTACGTGCCCTGCGTAACACCCGTTTTATGGCTGATTTACAGCAGCATGTAAAAGACGGATGCTCACACCGGCAGGCGCTGGCACTACTCTGTCCCCGTTACGGGATTTCAGACCGGTACGCATGGCAACTGATACACCGACGACAAAAACAGACTTCGCTGAAAAGCCCCACCCAGGTGGGGCTTTTTGATTAACAGGCCTCAGAAAAAGGAGACACTTATGACCAACTATACGGCACCAGGCGAGTATACGGCCTACTCAGAGCAGGCCCGGGATGCTGCCGGACGCCGCTTCGCTTATATGAAAAATCTGGCCAGCCAGCTAAACCGAATGGCCGAACAACCGGATATGGTTGTTCAGGAAGAAGCGTTGCAGTGTGCCATTGCTGACATCATCGCCAGCGAAAACGAGATGCGCGCAGCGATGGAAAAGGCGAACGCCTCTGCTCCGCTTTGTAATAAACCTCTTATTACGCCGGATTCTCTTTCCCGCTTCTGATTTAGCACCCCGCCGCGGCGGGGTGCTGAACTCCCCCAGCAGTACCCACCACACCAGACCGTTTACCCTCTCCACTCAGACCACAAGGCACCTTAAGGGATAGCGCCCGGCAAAAGTCATTCTGTGCCTTTGACCGGGTGTTATTTACGGGCCGTCAGTGGCTCAGATTTACAGGAGAAACTCATGTCTGAACCCTTATCAGGCGGCGGAGCTGTGGCAGTCACCATCGGTGGTGCCAGTGTGTTTGGTCTTCTCACCAATACCGATTTTGGCGTCGTGGTGGGCGCGTTTGCCGGGGCGCTTTTTGTTGTCACGCAACAGAAAGAAATCCCGGTGTGGCGAATGGCCATCCACCTGCTCGTCGCGTTTGTGGTTGGCGTTCTGGGGGCTGGCGTGGCTGCGTCACTGATGCAGTGGCTGACCCACTACAACGACAAGCCGCTCGATGCATTGTGTGCGGTCGGTGTCTCGGCGTTATCCATCAAGATACTGACCTTTCTTTATCAACAGGAAATTTCATCGCTGTTCGGCCTGTTTTCCAGACTGCGCGGCGGAGGGGGTGGAAATGGAAAGTAGCCTTGCCGGTATCGTGAATGTCTGGCTGTGTCTCGCCATTGTGCTGGGGTTGTTTGTGTATCGCCGTCACGGTGCGGCGCATAAACCGATGATTACCTGGCTGGCGTACTGGCTGATGCTCGGCTACATCATCATCCCGTTCCGCTGGCTGTCAGGTACATACACACACTCCAGCTGGCTGGTTGTGGCGCTGAATCTGGTGTTCTGTGCGCTTATCGTGTGGGCGCACGGGAATTTGTCAAAAATCCTTTCGTTACTGCGGAGGTGAATATGTCGGAAAAATTCCGTTTCAGTCAACGTAGCGAGAAAAATCTGGCTGGTGTAAAACCACAACTGGTGGCGGTTGTACGCCGTGCGCTGGCGTTGTCGGACGTCGATTTTGGTATTACCGAAGGTTTACGCACGAAAGAACGTCAGAAACAACTTGTCGCTGAAGGCAAGAGCCAGACCATGAACAGCCGTCACCTTACTGGCGATGCTGTTGATGTCGTGGCTTACGTTGGTGGCACCATTTCATGGGACTGGCCGTTATACGAAAAAATCGCCCGAGCCTTTAAACAGGCTGCCGCAGAGCTGGGTGTCGCCATCGAATGGGGCGGAGACTGGAAAACGCTGAAAGACGGGCCTCATTTCCAGTTAAAACGCTGATGCGGGAGGGATTATGAACAGAAGTCACTGGCCCCACAGAACGCCACGTAAAGCCGTGCGCTGTGTTCTGGCCCTGTTTCTGGTGATGTTGCTTCCGGTGGGATGCACTGACATTAACAGAGCGGGCCAGCTGTTTGACGCGGCGGCACAGGTCTGCCGGATTATCGACGGTATCCGGCAGTGTTCGCAGAACTGATTTTTTGAAGGTCTGGCACAGTGAGCGTTATCAGATTTACAGAATACACAGGTTCAGGAGGTGCAGGCGCTGTCATGGTGCTCGCTGAACGCATCACCCATTTTTACCGTCAGCACGGTACACATGATGGCACTGTCATTGAACTGGATACCGGGAAAAACGTGTTCGTTCTTGAAAATCCCGACGAAGTTCAGCGCAGGATTGAACAGGCTCAGAAGGACACTTAATGGCGTGGTCACAGGATATCAGGGACAAAGTCCGTAACGGGTACATCTTTGACCAGCTTCCGCTGGATATCGTCGCCATGAAGTACGCCGTGCCGCACGATACCGCGCGGCGCTGGAAAACGCAGGCGATGAAGAACGGTGACGACTGGGACAAGCTGCGGGCCGCTCACGCGCTCGCCGGTGACGGGCTGGAAAGTGTCGCCCGCACCGTGCTTATCAGTCTGGTGGTGAAGTGTCAGACGACGCTTGAACGGCTGAACCAGAACCCGGACATCCCGCCGCAGGAGTCCGTCGAACTGCTGGCGAGTCTGTCTGACAGTCTCAGTAAGGCGGTGGCCAGCAGTAAAAAAATCCTGCCGGAAACCGACCGGCTCGCCACGGCACTGGAAGTGGTGCAGCGGCTCGGCGCGTTCATCAAGGAGCGTCACCCGGCACAGTATGCCGCGTTCCTTGAGGTGCTCGAAGGCTTCGCTAAAGAGCTTGAGGATAATTTCAGTTAACCACAGCGGCCCGGTTTTCCGGGCCGTCTGATATTCGGGATTTGTAATGCAAAAACAGATTATTGGTAACGCAACGTTGTATTGCGGTGATGTTCTTGATGTGCTGCCAGCGTTATCCGAACGTTTTGATGCCGTCATTACCGACCCGCCTTACAGCAGTGGTGGCACACATAAATCAGACCGCAGCATAGCCCCTTCGGACAAGTATGTCGGTCACACCCGGTATGCCGAGTTCACCGGCGATAACCGCGACCAGCGCAGCTGGGCGTTCTGGTGTTCCATGTGGATTTCTCATGCATTGCACAGGCTGAATCCCGGCGGTTATTTCATGGTGTTCAGTGACTGGCGACAACTACCGGCGCTTACCGATGCATTTCAGGCCGGTGGTGTGCTGTGGCGTGGTCTGGTTGTCTGGGATAAAACGCAGGCTTCCCGTGCGCCACACACCGGCTATTTCCGGCATCAGGCCGAGTATGTGGTCTGGGGCAGCAACGGAAAACTCGACAAATGCCCGCACGGTGGCCCGTTCCCTGGTGTGATTACGCAGCGTGTTGTCCCGTCTGAAAAACTGCACATGACCGCAAAGCCAGTTCAGCTGATGGCCGAGCTGGTTAAACCGCTGGCACCGGATGCGCACGTCCTCGATCCGTTTATGGGAAGCGGCACCACCGCCATCCCTGTACTTGCCCGTGGCGGACGGTTTACCGGCATTGAAATGACTAACCAGTATTTTGATATCGCCTGCGCACGTATCGAAAAAGCGCAGGCAGAAGCAGCGCAGGTGTGACGTGGCAAAACGTAAACTTTCCATTAAAGAGTTTCAGAGAAGCTTACAGGAGTACATCGCCAACCTCCGCCAGACCATTGAGGCTGAATGTCTGGGGTTTGATGTTAACCCGCAGGCCACACAGGCCCGCCGGGCGGCAGTCTGCGACCCGGTGACGGGCTACGATTATTTTGTCGAAAACTATTTCCCGCACTACGTCCGCAACCCGGCAAAAAGTGAGCTGCATAAATACCTGTTCAGCCGTCTGCCACAGGTTGTGGCAAGCCCGGACCCGGAGAACGACGCCATCGCCGCGCCCCGTGGTGAAGCAAAATCCACGCTGGTGACTCAGCTGTTTACCCTGTGGACCATTATCCGGGCCATTAAACATTATCCGGTCATCATTATGGACAGTATCGACCAGGCTTATCCGATGCTGGAAGCCATCAAGGCTGAACTGGAGTTTAACCCCCGTTTAAAAAACGATTTCCCGGAGGTGTGCGGGCAGGGTCGCGTCTGGCGTATGGGGACCATCGTCACAGCCAACAATATCAAGGTGACCGTTGCCGGTAGTGGTAAAAAGCTGCGTGGTCTGCGCCACGGCCCGTACCGTCCTGACCTGGTTATCCTCGACGATATCGAGAACGACGAGATGGTGCGTAACCCGGAGCAGCGCGACAAGCTGCATGACTGGCTCACCAAAACCGTGATGCCACTGGGTGAGGCTGGCGGTAAAACCGATATTATTTATATCGGAACCATCCTGCATTACGACTCCGTACTGTCGCGCACGCTGAATAACCCGATGTGGAAAACGGCCCGTTTTAAGGCCGTCATTCAGTGGCCTGCCAATATGAAGTTGTGGGACGAGTGGGAAGAACTCATCCGCAACAAACAGCCGGAAGCGGCGGAGGCACTTTACCGGCAGAACGAAGCCGAGATGCTCGCCGGGTCGGTGGTGTCATGGGCGGCGCGTCCCCTGCTGGCACTGATGAAAATCCGTGTCCGTGACGGTCACGACACCTTTGATTCTGAATACCAGAACGACCCGGTCAGCGGTGAAGATGCGCTGTTTGCGGGCTGCATTAAGTTCTGGGTTAACCGTCTTGATGAATGGGTGTTCTACGGCGCTGTTGACCCCAGTCTCGGGAAGAAAAACAAAAACCGCGACCCGTCGGCCATTCTCGTGGGGGGCTTTAACCGCTTTACCGGCATTCTGGATGTGGTTGAAGCCGATATCCGCCGACGTCTGCCAAATAAACTTATCGAAGACGTGATCAAGTATCAGCGGGAATACCACTGTCTGTGCTGGTCGTTTGAGTCCGTTCAGTTTCAGGAGTTTCTGCGTACCGTGCTGGTTGAGCGTTCGGCGGCGCTGGGCGTACCGGTTCCGGCGCTGCCGGTCATCCCTCTGGAGGATAAGGCGCTGCGTATTGAGTCCCTTCAGCCGCATATGGCCAACGGCCTGATTCGCATCAGTCCCGCACATCAGACTCTGATTGACCAGCTGCGCCACTACCCCAAAGCCGACCATGATGACGGCCCGGACTGTCTGCACATGCTGTGGACGCTGGCAGTGTCGCGCAGCGCAAAATTTCAGATACACACCCCACGCAGCACCGGGCGTGACCGTGGCGGGCGTTTTGGTTCAGGAGGATGGTAATTAATGGCACAGCTTGTTGATATTTACGGACGCCCGCTGAAACGTGAGGCACTCAAAACCACGCAGTCGGTCAGAGTGGCAGAACGGCTGCGCATTTATCCCGACCACCCGTCCCGTGGTCTGAATATCAGAAAACTGCCGCGCATTCTGGAAGCTGCCGAACGCGGCTATCTTCCGGCGCAGGCGATGCTGTTTGCGGATATGGAAGAACGTGATGGCCATCTGTTCGCAGAGATGGAAAAGCGCAAAAAAGCCTTGCTGACGCTGGACTGGTCGGTGGAGCCGCCCCGCAATGCCTCGAAGGCAGAAAAGGAGCTGGCCGCCGCCGTGGATGAATGGCTGCACGGTATCCCGGACATGGAGGACATCATCCTCAACGGGATGAGTAGTGTCGGTTACGGCTTCAGCTGTCAGGAAATCAGCTGGGCGTTCGTGGATAAAACGTGGTTACCGGATGCGGTGACGCTGCGCCCGCATAACTGGTTTATTACCCTGCCGGAACACAATGACGAACTCCGCCTTGATGACGGCAACCGTGGGGAAGATGGTAAGGACGGCTCCGCACTGTGGCCGTTCGGCTGGCTGGTTCATCGTTACAACGCCCGGTCGGGGTTCCTGGGTTCATCCGGCCTGTTCCGCGTACTGGTCTGGCCGTATCTGTTTAAAAACTTTGCGTTGCGTGATATGGCGGAATTTCTGGAGATTTACGGCCTTCCGGCGCGCATTGCGTACTATGCACAGGGCACCAGTGACGAAGACCGGGACAACATTCTCGAAGCCCTGGTTAATCTGGGCCATGAAGCGGTGGCAGCCCTGCCGCAGGGTAACGAAATCGAGTTCAAGGAAGCCGCGTCCGGTGGGCCGGAGGCGTTCATGTCGATGGTGGAATGGGCGGAGCGTACCACCTCAAAAGTGATTCTGGGCAGTACGCTGACCAGCCAGGCTGACGGTAAAACCTCCACCAACGCGCTGGGTAATGTGCATAACGAGGTCCGGCACGACATTCTGGCCGCCGATGCGCGCCAGCTGTCCGGCATGTTCAGCAGCCTGATACAGATGATGGCCAGCCTCAACGGCTGGCAGGATATCCCGCCACGCCGTCTGCCGCGTCTGGTGTTTGATGTGCAGCAGGAAGCCGACATTAAGGGGGTGGCGGAAGCCGTCAGTGTGCTGGTCAACAATGTGGGAATGAAGGATATCCCGGTGTCGTGGGTGCGCAAAAAAACCGGTATCCCCACCCCGAAAGACGGCGAAGAGGTACTGGTTCCGGTGGCACAGCGTCTCCCTGTGCAGGCCGGTCTCAGCCAGCTGCGTGAGCGGATGAATGTTGCCGCACTCAGTCAGCAGGACAACGGGGAGGACGACCCGGCACAGCGCGCCATCGACCGGGCAGCACTTCCGGCAGAGGCCATCGCGCAGGGAATGAACGAACTGGTGGCCCCGCTGGTGCAGGCCATACAGGAAGGCCGGAATGCAGACGAGGTCATGAACGTACTGGCGGATGCATGGACGGAGCTGCCGGATGACACACTGCGGCAGTTGCTGGCGCAGGCATTCTTTGTGGCGGATATCTGGGGGCGACTGAATGCCGACAGCTGACGATGTTGACCTGGGGTATGCGTACACACTGAAACCGGAAGAAGCGATTAAGTATTTCGAAAGTAAGGGATACGTTATCGGCTTCCGCTGGCACGATGTGAAGGATATCGCCAACGCCCGGGCGTTCACGGTGGCGGGCGTGCTGAAACTGGATGTGCTGAAGGATATCCGTGATGGCCTGACGGCCGCACTGGCTGACGGCGGGACGTTCCGGGAGTTTGCTGCACAACTGGAGCCACTGCTGGAGAAAAAAGGCTGGCTGGGTAAAAAACTGATTGTGGACGAGGACACCGGCGAACTGCACGGCAGACAGCTGACGCCGCGCCGGTTGCGCACGATATTTGATACCAACATTCAGTCGTCCTACAACGCCGGACGTTATCAGCAACAGATGGCGAACGTGGCCGACCGGCCTTATTTTGAGCGCGTGGCGGTGATGGACCTTCACACACGCCCGAAACACGCCGCCCTGAACGGCTTTACCGCCCGGGCGGATGACCCGGTCTGGGAGTATTTCTACGCCCCTGACGGGTACGGATGCCGCTGCCGTATCCGGGCGCGTTCGGCGTCTGATGTGGAGAAATATGGCCTGACGGTGCAGAGCAGCGAGGGGCGACTGGTTGAGGTTGAGCAGGAATATGGCCAGCCGGGCCTGACCATCAGAACAATGGGACTGAAGATGCCGGACGGCTCCGTGTATACCGCCGACCCGGGCTTCGGATTTAATCCCGGTCGGGTGGCATGGCAGCCGGAACTGGAGAAATATGATTACCGCAGTGCCCGCCAGTATGTCACCGGCACTCTGACCGGGCCGGATTTTGCCCGGGGACTGGCGAACGTCAGCGAACTGGATGCGCGCCAGCGATATCCGCTGGCCATCCGTTCACCGGAACAGGTCGCCGCCACGGGCGCTGCACGGCAGACGGTAAACCTTACGGCTGACGTTATGAAGCGCCTCAGTGCAACAGACACGCCCCCGGCCGCCGCCGACTATGTGCTGATGCAGCAGACCATCGAACGGGCGGAGCATGTCACGCAGGACGGCAACGCGTGGCGGTATGCGTTACAGTCGGGCGACCGCTGGTCAGTGGCGACGGTTGAGGATGACGTGCTGACAGACTGGGTTATGCAGGATACCCCGGAGGCATCATGAGCAACGGTAAACTGGATATTAAGATTGATTTAAGCGCGTATAACACCACGCTGGGGAAACTGATTCGTTCCGTGAAGGACCGGCGCGATCTGATGACGGCACTTGCGGGTTCCATGCTGGATGCGGTTGAGACTAACTTTGAACAACAGGGGCGCCCGAAATGGATGGGCTGGAGTCCGGCTTATGCGAAACGGCGCGGCCCCGGGCAAATCCTTCAGAAATCCGGGCGACTGGCTGCCAGTATCCGCTCTGCGGTTAACAATAACGAGGCCACGGTCGGGACAAACGTCCGTTATGCCCGTATCCACAACGAAGGCGGCGAAATCCGCCATCAGGCACGGACGCAGAACCTGTATTTTAAACAGTACAAAAACGGCAGCGTCAGCACCCGCTTTGTGAAAAAGCGCAACAGTAATTTTGTGCAGAGCGCAACGGTCGGAGCGTATACGGTCAACATGCCCGCGCGCCCCTTCCTTCAGCTTGTACAGGACGACATCGACGAGCTGGAGAACACCGCAAACCGCTATTTTGCGCGTGTGATTGACTGAATGACCACAAACGCGCTGTAATCGTCTGTGGCAACATAAACGCCTCACGGATGAGGCATTACAGCACCGCACCCCGTAAATGCTGTCAGAATCGTTTTTAAAAGGGTTTTAAAAACGGTTTTATTTCCCCTTTTATCCTTTCGCGTTATGGCTGGGTGCTGAACACCCTCCACAGTACCCCGTGTTCCCCTTCCGTCATCATGCCGCGTATGAAACTGAACATTGCGGCGTTAAGCCTCGAAATTACTAAAGCAACCCACAGCGAAATCCAGCTGTTTCCGGCGGGCGAGTTCAGCGCGGTGGATGGTCGCCCACATACCGATGAAGTCGAAAGCGGTAAATGGGTGCTGACCGCTGAACTGGCCGCGCAGCTTGTCGCGCAGGTGGCCGCCCGTACCACGCCTTTTGTCATTGATTACGAACATCAGACGCTGCGCGCCGTAAACAACGGCAAGCCCGCCCCGGCGGCGGGCTGGTTCAGCCAGGTGGAATGGCGAGAAGGCGCGGGCCTGTATGCCACCGGTGTGGAGTGGACGGATAACGCGGTGGCCATGATTGCCGCCGGTGAGTACAAATTTATTTCCCCTGTTTTTGCCTACAACAAGCGCGGCGAAGTGCTGGAGCTGTTACATGCTGCGCTGACCAATACCCCGGCGCTCGACGGTATGGACGCGGTCATGCTGGCTGCGGCCAGCCGTCTGGCGAGTCTGTCAACTGAAACGGAGAACACAACGGTGGATGAAGAACTGTTAAACGACTTGCTGTCCAGTCTGCGCTGGATGCTTAACCTCCCGGTTACCTCAACGGCGGAAGATATCAAAAACGAGCTGCAAAAGGTCGTTGACATGATTTCGAACGGTCAGGGAACGGCGGCGGCATCCGTCAGCCTGCTGGCCCTGCTGAATCAGAAAGACGAGCAAATCGCCAGCCTGTCAGCCAGTGCCTATGACCCGTCAAAACACATTTCCCTTGCGGCCTTTGAAGAACTTCAGGGGCGTTATGCCGCACTGGCGCAACAGTCCGGTGAGGCCGAAGCCGGGGCACTGATTCAGGCGGCGCTGTCTGACGGGCGACTGCTTCCGGCGCAGGAAGACTGGGCGAAAGATTACGCCAGCCGCGATATCAACGGCTTTAAGTCCTGGCTGGATAACGCACCAAAACTTGTTGCACTCAGTCAGACCCAGACCGGCGGTAAACCACCCCAAACGCCGTCGCCTGCCCCGGCGCAGATTAAAACCGGTGATGACATCGATGTCGATATCGCCATTTGTTCAATGATGGGCGTTGATCCAGAGGATGTCGCCCGTTACGCAGGAGACAAGTAAATGGATCGCAATACCCCCTATCGTGACGGCGAGCTGAACCCGGTGCCGGTTGCCGCTGCGACCGAAATTTTTGGCGGCCATATGGTGGCCGTTAACGCATCCGGTTATGCCGTTCCGGCCAGTGCCACGGCCTCACAGATTACGCTGGGCGTGTCTGATGGCTGGGTGGATAACAGCACCGGCAGCGATGGCGACGCCACCGTTCTGGTGCGTTGCGGCAAAGCCTTTCTGATGGCGAACAGCACCTCAGACCCGGTCACGCAATCGCAGGTCGGCAAGGTGTGCTACGTGGAAGACAGCGTGACCGTGGCAAAAACCGACAACAGCAGCGCCCGCCCTGTCGCCGGGAAAATAATCGGCATCGGTGACGATGGCGTCTGGGTTCATTTCAGTTAAGGAGCAAAACGTGATAGTCAACGTTAAAAACGTCAAACAGATTTTTATCAATCTGAAGGCCACCTTCCAGAAAGCCTTCGACCAGTCACCAACTGACTGGCAGAAGGTGGCAATGGAAGTGCCATCAAACGGCAAGGAGAACGACTACAGCTGGTTAAGTCGTTTCCCGAAAATGCGCGAGTGGATTGGTGACAAGGTCGTTAAATCACTGGCGGCATTTAACTACACCATCCGTAACAAGGACTGGGAAGCCACGGTTGAAGTCGATCGTAACGACATCGAGGACGACCAGATTATGGGCTATGCCCTTCAGGCGAAAGGGGCCGGACAGTCGGCGGCAGAGCTACCAGCAGATATTGTGGCGTCCCTTATCAGTAACGGTTTTACCAATCCCTGTTACGACGGCCAGCCGTTCTTTGATACCGACCACCTGGTCGCCGGTAAATCGGTGTCCAACAAAGGCACCAAAAAACTCAAAGTTGGCTCGCTTGCCGAGGCGAAAGCCTCCTACGGTGCCGCCCGTACATCCATGCGCAGCCTGAAAGATGACGAAGGCGCATCCCTTAAAATTCGCCCGAATCTGCTGGTTGTGCCACCGGCGCTGGAAGATGACGCGAACTACCTGATGACCGCCGAGAAGTTCCCGGACGGTACGCCGAACCCGTACCGCAACACCGCCGACGTGCTGGTGATGCCGGAGCTGGCGTCGGATTCTGCATGGTTCCTGTTTGACACCACCAAACCGGTGAAACCGCTGATTTATCAGCTGCGTAAAAAGCCTGTTTTTGTGGAGCAGACGGACTACAGCAGCGACAACGTGTTCGCGCGTAAGAAGTTCCTGTTTGGTGCCGAAGCGCGCTGTAACGGCGGTTACGGCTTCTGGCAGATGGCATTTGGTTCTGATGGTACGACGGAGTAATGCATGGAAAAGGTGATTGAAATTACCGCCCGCCGTGAAGGTTTTCGCCGCTGCGGTGTGGCGCACAGTGCAACCACGAAGGCATGGCCTGCGGATGCGTTCACCCCGGAACAGCTGGCGGTGCTGAAGGCTGACCCCATGCTGATTGTGGTGGAGCGCGATAAAGCGTCCGGCCAGAACGACGCGCTCCGGGGTGATGAACTGGCCGCACAGCTTGATGCCGAGCGTCAGAAAGTCAGCGAACTGACGGCGCAACTGGAAGAAGAGCGCCAGAAAGTCAGTGAACTGACCGCACGGCTGAACGCCGCACAGAAAACACAAAAAGCGGACAAAAAGGAGAAGTAACCCATGTCTTACGCCACACCGGAACAGTTCATCAGGGCGTTCAGTGAACGCGAGGCACGCACACTGACGGATGAAGACATGACGGGATTCATCGACGAAGAAAAGCTGGCCTCCGCGCTTGCGCGTGCCAGTGCCCAGATTGATGGCTATCTGGTGGGGCGTTACCGGACCCCGTGGCCTGACAGCCCGGGGATTCTGGTGGGTTACTGCTGCGATATCGCCCGTTATCACCTGGCGACCGATTACCGTATCTGCTCAGAAGAAATTCAGATGCGCTACCGGGACGCCATCCGCTTTCTGGAGAAAGTCGCGGCAGGACAAATCAACCTCGGACGGGATACGTCCGGCAGCGTGATCCAGTCATCGTCACAGGTGCGTATCCGCTCCGGCTCCCGTCAGTTCGGGCGTGAGTCCACGCGGGGAGGTGCATTCTGATTACTGAAATTGAACGGGCGCTGGTTGAGCGTCTGCGCTGTGGTCTGGGGCATATGGTGCAGGATGTCCGCACCTATGCCGGTGAACTGGATGAAGACCCGGGCCGGATTGTTCGCAGCCTTCCGGCAGCCTGGGTGACGTTCGGCGGCATCGTGAAAACCGAACGCTATTCCACGTCACGCCGGAAATACATTGCCACCGGACGCTTTGTGGTTGTGGTGGGTGATTACAACACCCGCAGCGAACAGAGCGCCAGACAGGGAGGCACCGTCCGGGATGAAGTCGGGACAAACCTGCTGGTTGAATCCGTCCGCCGTCTGCTGACCGGTCAGGATTTGGGGCTGGAGATTGATTATTTCGAACCCGGGCGGGTCAGGACGCTGTTTAACACCGGCGTGGCAGAGCGGGCAATGTCCGTATTTGCCTGTGAGTTCGATACCCGCTGGGTGGAGCACGCGCTGGAGAACGGCAAATGGCCGGAGCGCGGCGCAGAAGCGGACCGCCTCTTCAACCGCTACCACGGCAGGCTGTCAGACCCTGACCCGGAACTGCTGAACCTTGGCATCCTGTACCAGATGCAGGACAGCGACGCTGAAATATCAGGGCTGACTGAATTAAGAGAGCAACAGCATGAACAAAATGAAGGTTAAGGCGGCTCCCGGGATGAAGTTCCCGATGGAGGATAACGCCCGGAAATACATCACCACGGAAGCAGTGACCGTTGAGAACACCGCTTATTACCGGCGCGCCGTTCAGGACGGTGACCTGATTCTGGTGAAGGATGAGCCTGAAACCACCGTGACGGCTGAACAGGACGCCGTGCAGGTAAAAGCGAAGGCGAAGAGAGAGAAACAGGTGGATTCCGATGAGTGAAATTCAGTTTGACACCATTTCGGGCGGCATCCGTAAGCCCGGTGTGCATTTTGAGTTCAATACCCGGCTGGCCGTTAACACGCTGCCGGGTAACGAACAGCGTGTTCTGGTGATTGGCCCGATGCTGTCAGGCGGCACCGCCACGCCCCTGAATGCGGTTTCCGTGTATTCCGAAGACGAAGCGGATTTGTATTTCGGGGCCGGTTCGCTGGCCGCTGCAATGGCGCGCGCGGCTATTAATGCCAACAGCTATCTGCAACTGGATGTTATCGGTATTGCAGACAGTGGCGCAGGAAAGGCAGCAACCGGCGCGGTTACCGTCAACGGTACGGCAATCAGCAGCGGCACACTGTCGGTATGGGTTGCTGGTGAGCAGGTCACGGTGGATGTGGAAACCGGCGATGAACCGTCGAAAATCATTCCTGCACTGGTGGAGGCAATGACGCAGACGCCATCGCTTCTGGTCACGGGGGAATACAAATCAGAAGCCTCTCAGCTGACGGTGACCACCCGGACCAAAGGAGCCTGGGGGAATGACATTACCCTGTCAGCATCCACCACGGCAGGTGGTCTGACCGTGAGCGCCACGCCGATGGCGAACGGTGAAATGGACCCGGATATTCAGCCCGCACTGGATGCGGTCTTTGCCGCCGGTCACAACATTCTGATTTGTCCGTTCAGTACCACGCCAGCCCTTGCCGCCCTGAAGCAGCATCTGGAGAAAACCGGGAACGCGATGGAACAGCGCGGCGCGATTGGCTGTGCGGGCTGGACGGGCAGTCTCGGAAACGGGATCACCCTGGCAGCCGGTGTGAACAGCGGGCGCGTGTCCGTCCCCTGGTATCGCGGCTCCGTGAAGCTGCCAGCGGTACTGGCTGCCATCTACGGCGCTGTGATGGCGGGCGAGGAAGACCCGGCGCGTCCGCTGAACTCGCTGGCGCTGTCCGGGCTGGATGTGGTCGCCATGTCACAGCGTGAAAGCCGTAACGAGCAGGAAAACGCCCTGCATAACGGCCTGACGCCGGTTGAGGTTGGCCCGGGTAACACGGTGCAGATTGTGCGTGCGGTCAGTACGTACACGGTTAACGCACAGGGCGTGACTGACGTCTCGTTACTGGATATCACGTCCATCAGAACGCTGGACTACACCCGCAAGGCGTGCCGCGAACGCATCAGCCTTCGCTTCCCGCGCGAAAAACTCAGCACCCGCACTATCGCAAAAGTGGAAAGCGAACTGTATGACGTGCTGATTAAGCTGGAGGAAGCGGAAATTCTGGAGAACGTGGAAGCGAACAAGGCAAAGCTGCGCGTTCAGCGAAACGGGAAAGATGCAAACCGTCTCGACTGCGTGGTTCCGGCGGATGTGGTTAACGGCCTGCATGTGTTTGCCGGTCGCATCGACATGATTTTGTAAGGAGCGCGGTAAATGTCCATTAAAGAATATGTCGGCTCGATTGTGCTGGAGGTGGACAGCCAGGAAATCGAGATCACCGACTTCGATGTTCAGATCAACACCGGGCGAAAGCTGGTCAAGACCATGAACAAAACTGGCAGGGCAAAAGGCTTTGCCCGTGGCATTGCCACTTACGATATTTCAGTTTCGGCGGTTATCCCTGATACCAACGAGCCGGACTGGGAAAATCTGGAAGGTGTGAAAATTTCAATTTATCCGCTCAGCAACAGCGGCAAGCGCACCTCCTATCTGGACTGCTTCACTGTTGAAGTGGGTGAGAAATACACCGTCGACAGTGAAGCGAAAATTGATATCAAAATGGCTGCACTCAGGAAGGTGACAGGATGACTTTGATTAATACACAGACCGGCGAACTGTCTGATGGCGTGGTATTTAACGGCACCGTTCATAAAAACTTTGAGCTGCGTCTGCCGGTCATGCGTGATAACGGGCAGGCACTGGAAGAAACCGAAGAACGCTTTCAGACGGTGGACGGCTTCGCGGCAGATTATTACTACCGTTGCGCAGTGATGGCGGCAACGCTGGTCCGTCTTGGGGATATCCCGCAGGAAGAACTGACGGCGGATCTGTTGCACGACAACATGACGCCGGACGATTTTAATATTCTGCTGGCATCACGCAACGTCCTGAAGGTAAAGCGGAACGGCGGGAATCCCGGCTCGCCGGACTCCGGCTCGCAGTCCTTATCCTCGGGCGCTACGGAATAACCGAAGAGCAAATCATGACCATGAGCCGTCCCGAGCTGGACGGCTGGCTTGCCGCCGTTGACAGGCTGAACGGCGGCGGTTCAGGAAGAAAGGACACCTCACAGACCACCCGCCAGTCATTTAAATCCCTCAGAAAGAAACGCAGAAAAGGTAAGCAGAAAAATGGCCGGTAATTTCAAAGTTGGCATGACCCTGACTGCGAAGGACGAAGCCTCGCAGGTTCTGGAAAAGGGACAAAAACAGGTTATCAAAGCCACCGAAGGTGTAACAAAGGCAACACGGAAGGCAGGCGCAGAGCAGAAGCGTACCGAGCAGGAAAGCATTAACAGCACGAAAAAGGCCGCAAAAGAGATACAGCGTGCCGCCCGTGCCCGGGAAACGCTCGGTATTCGTGCAGAACGTGAAATCCGGCGTGAAATTTATCAGACAGTTGCCAGCTATAACCGTCTGGCCCGCGCCGGTTTTGAATCTGCGCAGGAGCAGGAGCGCGCCATGCAGGCCGCCCGGGAAAAAGCCCGGGCACTCAAGCGTGAACTGGATGGCGTCACTCAGGCTCAGATGAAGATGGCGAAAACACCTGTTATCCCGGAGCCGGGGCGTTTTGCACGTGCGGCAGCATTTGGCGGGAATGCCGTGACAATAGGTGGTGGTATCGCGGCAGGTGCTGCCATTATGGCGCAGCCGGTCAAAAAGCAGATGAGCTACGAACGCCAGCTGGCAATGATGGCCAATACCGCCTTCAGTGATGGCGGACTGGAGGGGCGCAAAGCCGGTCTTGAGCAGATGAAAAGCAGCATCCGTAACGCGGTGACCTATGGTGGCGGCACAAAAGAGGATGCAGCCGAAACACTGGATGCCCTGCTGAAAGATGGCGGTATTTCATTTGACACAGCCAGCAAGTGGCTGCCTGAACTGATGAAATACGCCACGGCTTCCGGTGCATCAGCGACAGACCTGGCTAATGTGATGCTTAAGGGCAAAAAGACTTTTGGATTCAGGGATGAAGATATTTCCACCGTTCTGAATATGGCAATTGCAGCGGGCAAAGAAGGCAGCTTTGAACTGAGCGACATGGCCCGATGGTTATCTTCGCAACTGGGGTCAGCGTCAGCTGCGGGGATGAAAGGCAAAGATGATTTCGTCAAGATTCTGGCACTGAATGAAGCTGCTGCCATCACGGCGGGAAGCAGTGATGAGGCCGGAAATAACGTGTTTAACCTGCTGGCTAAACTGACCAGCCACGATATTGAAACAGCGGCAAAGAGCATTGATTACAACGGTAAAGGAATTGATTTTTCCGGTACGCTGGTTCAGGCGCGCGAGCATGGGCTTGATCCGATAGATGCGCTGTCCAGCCTGATAGACAAAATCGTTGCCAGCGATAAACGCTTTCAGGAGTTGCAAAAGAAACTGGCCTCCGCCCGGGATAAAGGTGAGCAGACGGCTGTTTACGATTCGATGGCAAAACTCCTTGAAGGCTTTGGTGTCGGGAAACTGGTTGCAGACCAACAGGCGTTAAAAGCGTTGCTGGCTTACCGTAACAACCCTGAATACCGCAAGAAGGTTGAAGATGCGGTTAATCAGCAGCGCACCCTGCCGGAAGGTCAGCGCGCGGGTGATGTGGATTTTAACTTCATATCCGGCCTCAATGACTTTAAAACCGAACAGGCTAAAAACACGCTTGAATTTTCACAAATGGATGGTGTGAAAAAACTGGCTGATGCATCCGGGACTGTGGCCGATGCCATAAGCTGGGCGGGTGAAAAATTTCCGGGGCTGACCACAGCAGTGGTGACAGCTACCACAGCCATTAAAGCGATGACAGCAGCGGCCGTCACGTTTGCGGGGCTGAAACTTATTACCGGTAATCCAGTGTCCGGAGGAGCAGATAAGCCCGATGATACTGGGGATACTGCATCCAAAGTTAAAGATATCAGTGAAGTCGCTTCCGGCAATCAGGGACGTCTGGGAAAAATAATGGGCGCTGCCGGAAAAATTGCAACCATTTACGCAGGCTATGAGGCCGCAGAAGAACTTTATGGGGCTGTTGTTGGCGATACCATCAAGAACTTTACAGATAATCATGGTTTGTTTTTTGCAGACGATGGCTCCTTGTTCTTTACCCGTGAAGGAATGCTTAAAGTAAGCGACTCGTCAGAACCGTATTGATATTTACTGAGAGCTCAGATCAACTTTCCAGGGCAACAGATCGCGTACCCGGTTTGCCGGCCAGTCCTGGATATGTTCAATGACGTAACGCAGCCACTTTTCTGGCTCCACATTGTTCAGACGGCATGTGCCGATCAGCGAGTACAACACCGCCGCATGTTCACCACCGCTGTCGGAACCCGCGAACATCCAGTTTTTCCGGCCTACGGCCACTCCCCGTAAGGCGTTCTCTGCGATGTTGTTGTCGATTTCCACCCAGCCATTACTGCAGTACACGTTCAGTGCATCCCACTGTTTCAGCAGGTATGCGAACGCTTTTGCCGTATCTGAGTGACGCGACAGTGTTTTCATCTGTTGCTGTATCCAGTCATACAGTGACTGCATCAGTGGCGCGGCTCTGGCTTTTCTTGCCGCCAGACGCTGTTCTGCTGAACAGCCCCGGACCTCTGCCTCGATGGCATACAGTTCACCGATACGCTGCAGGGCTTCCGTGGTGATGTAGGTGGGCGCTCTTGCATGCACATCGTGGATTTTTCTCCGGGCATGAGCCATACACGCGGCTTCCGTTATTCTGCCGGATTCGTATAACGCCCGGTAACCACCGTAAGCATCGGCCTGAAGCACACCGCTGTAACCGGCCAGGTGATTTTGTGGATGGATACCTTTCCGGTCCGGACTGTACGCGAACCAGACCGCCGGGGGCATCTGTGAACCGGCGTTACGGTCATCACGGACGTAGACCCACAGCCGGGCTGTCCGGGTTTTACCGCTGCCCGGCTCCTGGACCGGGACGGGGATATCATCAGCATGGACTTTACCGGGCATCAGCACATACTGGCGCAGGACGTCATACAGCGGCTCCAGCAGTTCAGCAACAGCACCTGTCCAGCGCCCCAGTGTGGCACGGCTCAGCTCCACTCCCTGACGACGGTATATTTCTGACTGGCGGTATAACGGCAGATGGTCTGCATATTTCCCGGTGACAACATGGGCCAGAAGCCCCGCTCCGGCATAACTGCGTGCAATGGGTTTTGAAGGTACTGGTGCCTGCACGATATGGTCGCACCGGCAACAGGCCTGTTTCGGACGTTGTGTTTCGATAACCTTAAAGGCGCTGCTGATAAGCTCCAGTTGCTCTGACACATCACATCCCAGAGAACTGAGTTCACCACCACAGGCAGGACAGCATTCCTCTTCCGGCCGGATAACCCGGGTTTCACGGGGAAGTGAGGCCGGTAACGGTTTACGGGCTGAAGACTGGCGCAGGGCGGATGGCAGTACCGGGTCATATTGCTCACCCAGCGTTTCCGCCATTTCTTCCTGAAGTGCGCTGATTCGCTCCTGTGCTTCCTGTATCTGCCGTTCGGTTTTTGCACGAAGTTTTTCTGAGCTTTTACCGAACTGCATACGTTGCAGTTTCGCAACCAGCGCCTTCAGCCGGTTGATTTCGGAAGCATAAGCCGCCACCCGCTGTGAGAGCAGGCGGTTGTATTCAGCCATCTGGCGGATGGTGTCCTGTTGCGTCTGCAACAGTGCCCGCAGGCGGGCGTTCTCATGAGCAAGTGAGGTGTCCATATCCTCACTTTACAACGGGTTATATGCGGATTCCAGCGCGTTCCGTTCGTTTCGGGTGCTTCCAGTTGATACCTTCAAGAAGCATGGATAACTGAGCCGGAGTAAGGTGCACCTTGCCGTCACGGGTGACTGGCCAGACGAAGCGGCCCCGCTCCAGGCGTTTGGTGAAGAGGCACAGTCCGTCACTGTCAGCCCACAACACTTTTATCTGGTCACCCCGGCGTCCGCGGAAGATGAACAGGTGTCCGGAGAACGGGTCATCCTTCAGGACGTTCTGAACTTTTGATGCCAGGCCGTTAAAGCCATTTCGCATATCGGTGATACCTGCAACCAGCCAGATACGCGAACCTGCAGGGAGAGATATCATCAGTGGCTGCTCCCTTTTATTTCGCGGATAAGTGTCTGTAATAACGCCGGCGTCAGTTTACCTTTAAGCCTGAGAGTTCCGGCCGGCAGAACCAGCTCACAACACAGACTGTCGGACGGTGTATTTATCTGCTCTGGTTCCTGTGCGGGGGCCGGGATTTTATTATCCGGCTCCGGCGTTAACGTCACGGGAAGCAGTGCCGGCATATTTTTTCCGGAAGGCAGCAGGCCACCTTTCCGGTATTGATGGCGCCAGTTGAAGAGCAGGTTATCGTTGATTCCGTTTTCCCGGGCGATCTGCGCCACACAGGCTCCGGGCTGCAGTGACTGCTCCACTAAGGCGATTTTAAACTCATAAGGGAAGTTGGGCCGCCGGGGACGTTTTTTTACCACGGGGGCTTCGGATATAACGGTGCTTTCAGGACGTACGACTGGTACCGTGGAAAATTGTCCGTAAAGGCAGGCATCAAGTTCCTGCTCCGACATGCCTGCGGGCAAAGGCCACGAAAGGCCAGCTCTCCGAAAGCGCACGAACATACTACAAACTGTTGATTTTGGTACACCCAGGCGACGCCCGGCCACAACCCGGGGTAAATGTTCTTCAAAGTGAAGACGTAAAGCTTCAGTGATCCAGGTCCGGTGTTTCATACGATAGTGTCCATTAAAAATGATGGACATTATTTTTGTAGAGCCGGAGGAAACAGACCAGACGGTTTAAATGAGCCGGTTACTGCTTAAACGGGATAATGAGCTGAAAGCCGCAGCTGATGCTCTGCCATCACCGGAGCAGGTGAACAAAGCCGCCGGAAACACAACGCCTGAATCAGCATCAAAGCAACCCGGACGCATCACCCAGCCGGAATACCTCACGCACTGGGGACCACCTGCCAGCCCCATTAATTTCACCACACAACTGGTGCTCGATGGTCAGGTCGTGGCGGAGGCAGTGAACAAATACAACCTTCAGGACGGCAACAGAGGCACGGGAGGAACTTACTGATGGGCTGGGCTGAAAACCTGCAAAACGCCTCCTTTCGTGGCGTGCAGTTTGATGTACTGAACACGGATGAACAAATCAGCCGCGACCATGCGGTCTATGAATACCCGTTTGTTGACGGGGCGGATTTGCACGACCTCGGACGCAAGGCGCGACCGTTCCGCATGACGGCGTTCCTGTGGGGGGAGTATTACGAATATAAACTTGAAAAGCTGATCGCCGCCCTGGATAAAGGCGGTGATGGTGAGCTGATTCACCCGGTTTACGGCTCCGTACCGTCGGTGATTGTGACCGGCTACAGCATCCGCCATGACGCAGAAAGCCCGGACAGCTGCACCATCGACATGAGTTTTCTGGAGAACCGCACCGGCAGCGCGTTGTTCAGCACCCCGTTACCGGAGCTGTTTGCACAGAAGTTATTTGAAGAACTGGATAAGTTACTGGCACAGTTAAGCGAATTATTTGACGCTGTTACGGCCCCTTTAAAGACCATTAACAGCGTGATTAAAAAAATCCAGACGGTGCGTGCCACGCTGGTGAATACCCTGCTGACATTCAAAAGCGATTTTCTCTCATCCATCGACAATATGATGTCACTGGCCAGCGAACCCGGAAAGTTCATCGGCGGGCTGGCAGAGGTGCTGGAAATCCACACGTCAGATGTCGGGCACGCGGTGCCGGTGCTGGAGCGTACTGATTCCGCCACCACGACCGGACTGACCGGGGAAGACAGCGTCGCCAGTTCTGCGACAGTGATGACCTGCTGGAATGAGGTGATGGCAGATATGGATGAGCTGGTCGCACTGCCGGTCGCACTGGTCAGCGGTGATAAAACGCCGTCTGTGGCACTTCCGCCGGATGCGTCCGTGGAAGACGTGCAGGACGTGAAAGCGGCATATGCGGTTCTGGCAGCCTCAGAGCTGGCCAGCGTGGCGACGGCGATACTGTCAGATGAGGCCCAGTCAGAGCAGCTTATACCGGCGGATATCGGGCGACTGGTCGGGGATGTGCGCACCCGCTTACAGGCAGCCATCACGCTGTTCCGTGAACGCTATGAAGGCGAACGCGAACGGATAACCGAAACCGCATCACCGCTGGGGCTGATGTACCCGGAAATCATTCAGAGCATGAAGAACGTGGCGGCATCCGTGCAGGATGTCGGCCTGCTGGTTCTGTCTCGCCGCCCACCGCTGACGCAGAAACAGGTGCAGGCGGACAGCTGTCTGCTGTTGCTGGCGTGGCAGTGGTACGGCGATTACAGCCGTGCGGCAGAGCTGCAACGTCTGAACCCGCAGCTGCGTGACCCGAACAACATAACCGCCGGGATGGTGATTAATGCCTATGCAAAATAACGACGACAAAATCAGCCTGGTCATTGCCGGAAGGTCGCATTCTGACTGGAGCAGTTATCGTATTGACAGCGATTTCCTGAAAGCCGCCGACGGCTGGCAGCTTCAGCTGGGACTGCCTGAAAAGGTGTTCCCGGCGGATATCGTCCGGGGTGCGCCGGTCCGTTTGCAGGTGGGAGACGAGACGGTCCTCAGTGGTCGCGTGGACAGCGTGCGCCGCAGTGTATCCCGTCAGAGCTGCACGCTGACCCTGTCCGGGCGTGATGATGCCGCCATCCTGGTGGACTGTGCCGCACCGGTGTTCAGCGCCAACCAGCTGACACTGGACGAGGTCATCGACAGGATAGTCAGACCGCTGGGGATACAGCGCATCCGTATTCAGGCGTCCGGTGTGTCACGTAATGACAAGGTCGTTATAGAGCCGGGGATGCGTGCGTGGGATGCACTGGCTAAAGCTGCCGCCGGTCGCGGCTTATGGCCGTGGTTTGAGCCTGACGGGACGCTGGTTGTGGGTGGCCCTGACTACACCACCACGCCGGTGGACACGCTGATTATGAAGCTGGACGGCACCGGGAACAACGTGATGGAGCTGGACGATACCCGGTCCATTAACGGCTGTTTCTCCGAGCTGACGGTGCTGGCCCAGAGCCACGCCCGCCGCGCAGACAGCAAGAAACAACTGGCCGTGGTGCCGCTGGATATCTGGAACGAGGACGGCAGCGTGCGCACATTGTCCGGGCAGGACAGCGGTAATACGGACAGTGGCCAGACGGGCATTCATAACATGAAAGCCGTGGCCACCGACCCCACCGTGGATTATTACCGCCCGCAGATAATCACCCAGGGCGACACCAGTAACATGGAGCAGGTGAACTGGCGCGCCAAAAAAATGATGAGTGATGCCCGTCTGTCGGGGCTGGATATCGTCGCACTGGTTGCAGGTCATCGCACGGCGGACGGTGTCCTGTGGCAGCCCGGCCAGCGTGTGCGGATTGTCAGCGAACCCCACGGCATCGACGCCATCTTTTTCCTGATGGGGCGTGAGTTCAGCGGAGGCCGGAGCGGGCAGACAACCCGGCTCCGCTTTAAGGAGGATGGCGTGTGGATACCTGATGCCTTCCCGCGCGAGACGAAACGCCATCACCGCAGGGGCAAAAAGAAAAAAGAGGTCGCCATTGTTAAGGTCTGGGAGAAATGATGTGGGACAAGGTTAATCAGCGCATACAGCAGGCACTGGCCGCCGTTCGCCAGGCATTCAGGGTGGTGACCGGTACGGTGGACAGTTCGACCAAAGTACAGTTGCTTCAGCTGAACGGGCTGGCAGGCGAACAGCTGGACGGTGCGGAGTATTTTCAACATTACGGCCTCACCACATCCCCGCCGCCCGGCTCGATGGGTATTGCCGTTCCGCTGAATGGTAATACCTCCCATACCGTCGTCGTGGCCACAGAGCACGGCGCATATCGCCTGACGGAATTGAAACCCGGGGAAGTGGCCCTGTATACCGACGAAGGCGCGAAAATTGTGCTGAAGCGCGGACGTGTGATTGAAACGGAGTGTGATATTTACCGGGTGAAATGTAATTCGTTTGAAGTTGAAGCAAAGGACAGCGCTGGTTTTATTACTCCCCAACTTACCGCAAGTGAGCAATTAATTGCTGAAGGGAAAATATCCGGTAATGGGGGTATGGCCATTAAAGGCGGCAAAGGAAAATATACTGCCACCTTTGAAGGCAATATCAACCACACAAGCGGTGTGATTACCTCCGTTGACGTCACCATTAATGGCGTTAAAATCGGAACGCACAAACACCCGACCCCACACGGCATGTCTGACACGCCGGTTAATTAAGTGCTGAACACCCTCACCTGATTCTGACCTGTCCATGCTGCCAGACTGGCGGCATGGACCAGACGATTTCACCTGCAACCGGCGACTACGAACGCCGCCGGATTTATACACTCCATAACGCGGTTTATCTGCGACTGGCGACACCGCTTGGCAGTTACTGGGCGGATGCGTCGCTGGGGTCACGCCTGCACGAACTGAAGCGGGAAAAAGACGTTTCCCGTGTTCACAGGCTGGCGGCGCAGTATGCCAGCCAGGCACTTCAGCCCCTGCTTGATGACGGGCGGGCAAAATCCATTACCGTTGACACGAAAGCGGGCCAGCGAGGCTGGCTGTTGCTGTTAATCACCGTCACGGATAACGCGGGCACACCGCAGACGTTTGAACACCCTGTGAGGATTATGTAATGCCGTTTCCTGTTCCGGGCGTTGCTGAAAACACAGAACGCCAGCTACGTGATATCGCTAACGCCCTGCCGGGAGAAACCATCGACACCGGCGCTGACAGCGATTACCGCATTCGTGCAAATGCCGTATCCGGCGTGGCGGACGGACTTTATATGCATCAGGGATGGATCCTCCGTCAGGTGTTTCCTGACACGGCAGACCCTGAATATCTGGAGCTGCACTGCCGTACGCGCAATGTTTTTCGTAAAAAAGCAACGGCCTCATCCGGTCCGGTAGTGATTACCGGCACACCCGGTAAGACGCTGCCAGCCGGTGCGGAAATTCGTGGTGAAGGTGTCAGCGTGGCCACCACAGCAGACTGCACCATCGGTGATGAAGGCAGCGCAGAGGTGACGGTAAAAAGCACCGCCACGGGTGTACAGACGAACGCATCCGCAACGCAGACGGCAACGCTGGTCAGCCCGCCGGAAGGCATCAACAGCACGGTGACGATTAAATCCCTGACCGGTGGAACGGACAGGGAAAGTGACACCGACCTGCTGGCGCGTTATCTGGATATCCTGCGCAGGCCGCCCGCTGGCGGTAACAAATATGATTACAAACGCTGGGCGCTGGAAGTGGATGGCGTTACCTCAGCATATGTGGAGCCGTTACGTCGTGGGTTGGGGACGGTTGATGTGGCCATTACGTCAGCCAATGACCTCCCTTCGCAGGAACTGATTAATGCCGTGCTGGCACATATTGAGGAAGTCCGCCCGGTCACAGCGAAGGACACAATGGTACTGGCCCCGACGAAAAAAGCCGTTGATTTCGTTGTTCGGGTAAAAACCAGCGGCCTGACCGTTGAGCAGATAAAACCGCAGATAACTGACGTTATCACGGATTTTATGAACCGGCTGGAGCCGGGGCAGGAATTAATAATTTCACAACTGGAAACCCAGATTTCATTAATTTCCGGTGTCAGTGACCGGCGAATCATTACGCCAGCAGACAACGTAAAAGCCATTATTAACGCGTCAACGTGGGAATGGCTGCGCCCGGGAAATATTGATATTCAGTCTTTTCCACGTGAGGGGTGATTTTATGAATATGGTCGATTTATTTCGCGCCATGCTGCCACCTGTCAGTTATGACCTGAACGGGAAATATATTTCCGCAGAACTGACAGCCGAGGCTGACGTCATGGAGGCCGTGAAGGCCTCAGCGGCGCGCGTTCTGGCACAAATCACCCCGTTGCAGGCATCGATGACGCTGTCCGACTGGGAGCGCGTGTACAGTGTTGTCCCCCGTGAAGAGGCAACACAACAGGAGCGGCGGCAGAACATTCTGGTAAAAATGGCAGCCACTGGCGGACTGTCAATCCCTTACTTTAAGAGCCTTGCCGCCAGTCTGGGCTATACCATCACCATTACGGAGCCGCGACCGTTCCGGGTGGGGATAAACCGCTGCGGCGACCGTCTGCTGATACCGGAAATCCGCTGGGCGTGGCAGGTCAACGTTATCGGGACAAAAACACCGGTCTACCGGTTCAGAACGGGCGCATCGGCAACCGGCGAACCTCTGACGGCCTTTGGTGAATCCATTTTAGAAAACACGTTTAAAGACCTTAAACCGGCTTTTACAGACTGTTATTTTACGTATGAGGTGGAGGAATAATGCAGAATTTAATGCCCCCGGTGAATACGCCGGATAAGTTATTTCATGATGGTGACCCGACTCAGGGAATTGAGGGAACCATCGTTACTGCTGAATTTATGAATAATCATCAGGCAGCAACGCGTGATTTGCAGCAGGAGGTGATTAACGTCCTTAAAGAGGCTGGCGTCACCCCTGACCCGGAAAAACAAAACCAGCTGGTTGAGGCGCTGACCTCGTTTATTGGTCAGAAAGTCCCGGATGCATCGCTGACGCAAAAAGGCGTGGTGCAGCTTAACAGTGCTGTTAATAGTGAATCAGAAACAGAAGCTGCCACACCAAAAGCGGTCAAAATTGCGATAGATAACGCAAACGCCAGACTGGCAAAAGACCGTAACGGCGCAGACATCCCGAATAAACAGTTGTTTCTGGATAACATCAGCGGTGTGCCAAAAGCACGCAAGGTCAACGGTATGGCCCTGACTTCGGATATCACCATCAGCAGCATCAGCGGCAACGCCGGAACAGCAACCCGCCTTCAGAACGCCCGCAGAATCAACAATGTGCTGTTTGATGGCTCCAGCGATATCACAATCACCAGTACCGATTCTGGTGCTGTGCGTAATTTCCAGTATACCAACGAGGTGTTTCATAATCCCGGCGGTGCTGAAATTACATGGACATTCCGGGCACCTTCCGGCTGTCAGTTGTCAGGCATTTATGTCCAGGAAACGGGAGATAATACAGCAGACAATATCGGTGGTGTGTATTACAAATCCGCGCAGATTTATATCAATGGCTCATGGCGCACCGTATCCGGTTAATTAAGGAGAAAATAATGGAACTCAGAAACGTCACGCGTTATTACCCGGAAGAAATGCCTTATGGTGAAAACATTCAGTATTTCCGCAGTGAAGACGGACAGGATTTTTATGAATCACTGGATAAATTCACGAAGAAATACAAATTGTGTATTCACCCTGAAACCGGCGTGATTTATTCGATGGCGGAAGACGTGTCCCGTCTTTATCCGGCTGGTTTCACTATTGTGGAAGTGGACGAACTGCCGGAGGGTTTTGGCATTGAAGCCTGCTGGTATTACCGGGATGGCGAAGTGCTGCCGGTTCCGGTTGATTATTCGCAACTGGCAGAAAAGCAACGCCAGCGTCTTCTGGCTGAAGCCAGGGACATCACCTCCGACTGGAAAACCGAGCTGGGACTGGGCACCATCAGCGACGATGACAAAGCCCGTCTTACGCAGTGGATGGCATATATCAAAGCGGTGAAGGCGCTGGATTTAAGCCTGGTCAGTGATAAATCTTCCTTTGATTTAATTCAGTGGCCGGAAAAACCTGACGTGTAAAACAGTAACGGTCGCTGTCTGGTGACCGTTTTCAGTTCAGAAGGCTTTATGTCTGTATTAATTTCAGGAGCGCTGATTAATGGCGCTGGCATTCCGATGGCGGAATGCAAAATTTATTTAGATGCACTGGTTAATACCAGTGAAGTGGTTATTGAATCATTTGCGGTTATTGAAACCGATGCGGCGGGACAGTATGCCTTTGAAGCACAAAAAGGCAAATACACCGTACACATCAAACAAAAGAACGGCCCTAAGTGCTGTGTGGGTGATATTTCGGTTTACGATGACTCAAAGCCCGGCACACTGAATGATTTTCTGACCGCGCTGGATGAAGGCGACCTCAAGCCCGACGTGGTGAAACGCTTTGAGGAAATGGTGGCGCAGGCGCAGCAGAGCGCGGAAGCAGCAGCGGAAAGCGAGCGACAGGCCGGGCAACATGTCGCTGATGCGCAGAAGATAAAGGAAGACTGCGAGACGCTGGCGGATAACGTACAGCAGAATGCAGAAGCCGTTGCCGAAGACAAAAATCAGGTGGCGTTGCTGGCGTCATCTGCCACACAGGATGCAGCCCGCGCAGAGCAGGCTGTCAAGGATGCCGACACGATAGTCCGGAAAGCGGTCGATAAACTTGCTGATGCTGCAACGCTGACCGGCGAGGCAAAAGCCAGTGCCGGAGCTGCCGCACAAAGCGAACAGAATGCGGAAAATCACGCTGATAATGCAGCACAAAGCGCACAGCAGACCGCGCAGGATGTGCAGGCAACGGTCACAGCCCGCAGTGATGCGGAACGTTTTGCGGGTGAGGCAGAAAACAGCGCACAGTCATCAGGCACAGCGCGGGACGAATCAGTCGATGCCGCCGAACGCGCCCGCCTTTATCATAATACCGCATCATCAGCAGCGACCAGTTCAGGACTGTCGGCAAATGCGGCGCTGGGGTACAAAAACAGCGCCGCTGAATACGCCCGACAGGCTAAAGCCAGCCAGGATGCAGGTGCAGACAATGCGCAGGAAGCGAAACAGTACAGGGATGAGGCACAGCAGATAGTTGATGACCTGAATGCAACAAATGCCAGCACGACAGAAAAAGGTCTGGTGCAACTCTGTAGTGATACGGACAACGACAGCGAGGAACTGGCTGCCACGCCAAAGGCTGTCAAAGACGTCATGGACGAGACGAAAACAAAAGCGCCACTGGACAGCCCGGCCTTCACCGGCACCCCAACCACCCCAACCCCACCGGATGATGCCGCCGGTCTGGAAGCAGCGAACGCAGCGTTTGTGCGCAAACTGCTTGCTGCGCTGGTTGGCTCATCGCCGGAAGTTCTGGACACCCTGAACGAGCTGGCAGCGGCGCTGGGCAATGACCCGAACTTTGCGACGACAATCACAAACGCGCTGGCAGGCAAACAACCGCTTAATGACGTCTTAACGGCAATCAGCGCACTGACGCAACGGGCAGATAATCTTCTGTACTTCAATACAGACGGGAATGCCTCACTGTCTCTGCTGTCAGAGAAGGGCCGCGCATTACTGGCGCATGACACGGCTGAAGCCATGCGCACGGAGCTTGAGCTGAGCGCGTCTGCGACGATGGAACCCCAGAGTGATATCCGTGACCGCACACCGGGCAGGCTGGCCCTGTCCGGGATGTATGGGTTTGGACAGGCATTCACCAGCGCCGAAGCTCTGTCATTTAACGGACAGGCTGATTTCGTTGAGTGGTTGAAGAAAGTCACGCCGGGGCGGTATGCGGTCAGTATTGCGGACTCCTCCACGCTGCTGGTGGGCACCACGAAATTTAACGGTATCATTGATGTGATGTGGTCACCCTCTGATAACAATGGTTCAGACTCAGCGCGTAAATTCAAAACGCTGCTGTACTACAACCAGTATTACGAGGATGAGCACAGCATACATTGTATGCGTTATCGCTACAGTGGTAACAGCTGGAATGCAACATCAAGCCTTATTGTGTATGACGGCAACTCCCTGGCATATCTGATGTCCTCAACCGCCGGTAATGGTCCGTTCTCATATTACCAATACCCGGCCGTCGGTGTGCCGATTATGGCGGTATATCAGGGAGAAAGTTTTGGTGAAAATGCTTCTCTGGGACTCGGTGATACTGTGCCGGGTTCCCGTCTTGGTCCTCTGGCCATGAGTGCACAGGTTAGTGATACAGGGACATACGCATCCTCACCGCAGGTTGTGATTGGCGGTGCCGGTGAATACAACTTCCCCGGTCGTTACAAGGCGCTTTCGGGCCTGGGTAACAATTATGGTACTCAGCGTGGCTTTATCGGTCTTTTTGTACGCATTGAGTAATGAGGAAATCAGGCATGAAAATCAGAGCGGTGAAAGGCATCAGAAACGCACATTATCTTGAAAATGGTGCGGTTGACTGCGAGGTGTTATTTGAAGGTGAAACGGAGTTTGCCCTGTATACCGCCATACAGGATGACACGGCCCCGACAGGCCAGCACATCTGGCAGGAGCTGCAAAGCGGGAAATGGGGCGAAATCGCCCCGTTCACTGTCACGCCTGAACTTATTGCAGCGGCAAAGGATGCCAAAAGGCGGGAAATTGAGGCATGGCGCGACAGTCAGGAAAACGTTGAGTTTATTTTCACGTTTGATGGCCGTCGTTTTGATGGCGGAAAAACCTCGCAGTCACGCCTTGCCCCCGTGGTTGCAACAGCACAGGCCGGACTGCTTCCGGATGGTTTTTTCTGGACTGATGCGGATAATAACAACGTCGTACTGACCAGGGAGAAACTTATTGCGCTGAACGATGCCATGATGGTGGCCATGGTGGCGGAGGGCTTTAAAATCCACGAACGTCAGCGGAAGATGAAAGAGGAACTGAGTAGCCTGGAGGATTTACGCTCAATCAGAGCGATGGCGATTAGTGGTAATTAGCGGTCAATTCTGGGCTTTTGGGTTGCGCGCTCCCCGCCCGGAATTGCGCGTCAATTAGCCCAGAAAAAAACGCGAAGTTACACTTGAGTTACCTTTTTCACCTTTCCGGGTGACTTTTTTTACCAGCCCAGACTCACAAAGGGCCGCAATATGATTCATCACAGAACGTTTGCTAATCTCGCACTGGTCAGCAATATGCTGGTAGCTGGGCCAGCACTCCCCCTGATCGCTGGCATTATCAGCCAGCTTGATCAGAACCAGTTTTCGCAATGGATTACCCACTCGAATTTTCATCGCTTTAACCATCAGCTCCATACTCATGCTGCACCTCCGAGATGCTTCATGTTTTTTCCGGAGCGAAAGGCTATAAGCGGCATACTGACGCGGTAATTACGGCCCAGCGGTTCACAAATCACCTTCTGACATTCACGGTCAACCAGGCTAACACGTAGAACATGCCCTGCTGGCGTGGTGTACCACTGACCGGGGAGAGGACAACGGAAAGTCTGATTGGTAAATCGTTTGAAAATATTCCGGATCATTTACGCCCCCTTACCTCTGAAGAGTTCAGCGACGAATGAATAAGACGGGCAAGAAATGCCGCATCGTTAATTCGGTCATACAGACTTACAGCCAGCGGTGATTCAGCTTTTTCCAGCATGGGATAAAGCTGCTGCAACCAGACCTGATGAATTGATGAAATGTAGGAATAGAGTACGCTGGCGTTATGTGCAACGTCGCTCGGTACAGCGGGCTTTGAAAGCTGTTTCTCCATCTGGTTAAAGGCATTGATGTATGCCTCTTTGAACTGGGCAGCACGTTTACCCGTGAAACCCATAGCAAGAAACGCAAAACCGTCGCGGGTTATTTGATAGCAAGGTAGTTTGCGGCCTGTGCAATCGGTGTAATCACTCACCGAAAAATTGCGGGCAGTGAATGATGCGGAGCATTCAAGCGTGCGGATCTTTTTCAGTACATCGTCATGACGTTTGGAGAAGAAGTTGGCAACAGCCAGGGATGAAGTAACAGCCTGACCATCAACGATGGCAATTTCAGGTTGAGTGAGGGTTGGGATCGTAGCCATGATGGCAGCCTCTTTGGTGATTTTTAATAACTCACCACCAAGGCTTTCCACGACCTTATTGGTGGTGAGACGTACAGGGGTGGAAATACCGGTCACCAAAGAACCCGGCCCAACCGAAGTTGGCCCTGCACGCCCCACCATAATTTGGGCGTAATGCTGCTCATGACACAAAAAAACCGCAAGAGCGCGGTTGTGCGCTTTGGTGAATTCCGGGTTTCCACGCCCGGCACCCGCTTTATAAGGTGCCTGAACAGTGTAACGTCCCGGAATGGCAGAATCAATGTGCTGGTGGTCCTTCACACTCAACAAAATCACGCCTGAATTTCCACAAAGGGCTAAAGCACTCATGCGGGTAGTCTTTGCGAAGATAGATAACGCGCTGTGTTTCTGGCTCCCAACGAATAACATGAACATAAAGTCCTCTTCCGTCACGAAACCAGCGGTTAAGTTCCTGCACAACTCGCCCCCCACAGTCAGGTAAAGTTCTCTGTGGTTACTTACAGCCAGGAGATTTGGTAATCTGCATTCATGCCGTAACAACAGGTGTTCAGCGACGCTGACCACCAGCTGTTGCGACAAATGGTTATTTGCCGTTAAACTGTTCATGCGTTAGTTTCTCCACAGATACAAAACGCCACGACGCCCGGAGCTGCACACTCGCGGGCGTCACTCTTTTCTGGAGCGCAAAAGATTTTGTAGACCAGTGCTGCATGCTCCTGGAGCTTCGAAATTGACAGATACAACTCATCATTAATTGCTGTCTGCTCGTGTGGCTCCACTACCCCATCTTCGATTGCCGAACGAATCTGCTTTGAGTAACTCCCGATCTGTTCGATGACTTCCAGCAGGCGCTGGTTTATATCGGCGTTCTCTACTTCCTCAATTTCAGGAAGCGATACAAACACCCCACCAGCAGACTGTGCGACAGCATCCGCAATGTAGTGAGTGCCAGCCGCGCGCTGTAAAATCATTGCCCATCCCAGCGGGAAAATCTGATCGCCATCTGCACGAAGGCGGTTGAATAAAGCGTTCTCTGTTACATCCAGCCACTCAGCAGCTTCAGAGTAACCCCCCGGCAACGCCGCGATAGTTTTTCTGACAGCTTTCACGTACCACTCAGGCTGTTTTTCTACTTTCCAGTGATGCTTACCCACGGTTAGCCTCATCGTTCTGTGGTTAAAAATTAAAGGTGTTCTGTTAATCTTTCGGATAGATATCCGGTCTTAAGTCAGATTTCGTAATTGCACCTGACGTGCATTGCTCAAGTTTTTTAGCCAGCACAAAACTGGCTTTTTTATAACCATTGAAAACCAGCCGTAAGTAGCCTGGTGTTGAGCCAACTTTTCCGGCCAACTCGCCCTGCTGTTCTTTGGTTAAAGAGTCCCAATACGCTTTCATACAATATGTATCTCTTATATACATATTACATGATTGAAATGAACCTTCAAGATACTTGTACCCTATCGGTACAAAGGTTTTAATTTCGTTATGAAAACAGTCCATGACATCCGGCGGTCTAACGCCAGAAAACTGAGAGATGGTGTTGGCGGGAATTCTTCCTTTGCCACCATGATTGATCGCGAACCAACCCAGACCAGCAGGTTTATGGGAGATGGTGCTACTAAAAATATCGGTGACAGCATGGCACGGCACATCGAAAAATGTTTCGACCTGCCTGTCGGATGGCTTGATCAAGAACACCAGACAACGAACATCACAAAAAAACCTGATGTTTCAATCACTAATAAACAAATAACGTTAGTCCCTGTCATATCATGGGTACAGGCCGGAGCATGGAAAGAAGTTGGCTATTCTGAGGTTGATTTGAGCACAACAGAAACATATCCCTGCCCTGTACCCTGTGGCGAAATGACTTATATATTGAGGGTGATTGGTGATTCAATGATTGATGAGTACCGTCCGGGGGACATGATTTTTGTCGATCCAGAAGTACCAGCCTGCCACGGTGATGACGTTATTGCATTGATGCACGATACAGGTGAAACCACCTTCAAAAGGTTGATAGAAGACGGGACACAGCGTTATCTCAAAGCATTAAACCCCAACTGGCCTGAGCCTTACATTAAGATAAACGGTAATTGCTCTATCATTGGTACAGTTATTTTCTCAGGAAAACCAAGAAGATACAAAATTAAAGCCTGATCAATGTCTATGAACCTGCTTCGGCAGGTTTTTTTATACTTGACAATGTACCATTAAGATACATAATGTACCTGCATAAGATATCGAACAGGCAGGACGCCCACGAAGTAGCCGTCCGGGGCATACGAAGACCGGAATGATTCGTAAATAAAAAAGCGCCCAAGTGGACGCTTCACTTTTGAACTGGATTTATAATCAATTATTTTCTTCATAAATGTTTTGTAATGTATTTATGAGATTTGGTATTTCTTTTATGGGAAAAGAATATATTGGACTTTCGATAATTTTATCAGATTCAAATGGTGGTTGTTTGCAGGACAGTTGAACTATAACTGAATTATGATCTTTAACTGGCACACAGTACCAACCACATACATCAAAAACAGGAGTATTTTGATTATCCATTATGTCCTCGACAACTAAAAACACTGCGTACAAACCTCAAAAGCAGGGAGTTATTTATAAAATTTCATAAAGAATAATTACTGATAGCGACAATTCATTGTTCTTGAATTTTGAAAAATAGCAAGACAAAACAATGTAAACTTATTTAAGAAAACTTCTTATTATGTAAACAAAACAACCAATTCGTTATATAGGAAAAACAAATAGTACGCAAGAAAATATTCAACAGGGGTATTACATTCAACCATAAGAGTAATCGTCTCTTTGGTAACTAATACCGAACATTTTATTGTAACACGTCGTATGGCACATGCGTCGTTAGCGGTCTGGGGACGTTAAAGGGGACAATCCACTCCTTGCTCGGGCAAACAAACCAGGTAGCCGGAATGTGCAAGTCAATGATGATGCTGATAAGACGCCTAACCAGCGTGGCGATCCGGTTTGACGCCTGGGAAGAGACCAGGGTGCAACGATGAGGGCATTTATGGAGCCGCGACAAAGTGTGGTGCCGTAACTGGCTAAGTGCTCTCAGCGTTGTGGTAATCCGCGAAATGGCGCGGCGGTAAGTATGGCGGGGTTACTCTTTCCCCGTTGAGGACACCGGATTGTCAGGTTGACCATACGCCTGAGTGACAACCCCACCACAACAGCCACTGCTTTGGCGGTACCAGTTTGTACACTTGCTTCCGGCTGGTACCGCTCTTTTTACAAAACAGAGAAGAGCATCACCGGACGACGGGCTCATAACCCAATCCATCCGGGCGGCTGCCACCGCAGGTGTTCTTCTCTGTTTTGTGGAGAAACCAACCGACCTTGCAGGGTCGATATGATGAGGAGCAGCAAAATGGCTAGCGAACGCAGTACTGATGTGCAGGCATTTATCGGGGAGCTGGACGGCGGCGTATTTGAAACCAAAATCGGCGCAGTTCTCAGTGAAGTCGCTTCCGGTGTGATGAACACGAAAACCAAAGGTAAGGTCTCACTCAACCTGGAAATCGAACCATTTGATGAGAACCGTGTGAAAATCAAACACAAACTCTCATATGTTCGCCCGACTAACCGCGGGAAAATTTCCGAATAAGACACCACCGAAACGCCGATGTATGTCAATCTCGGTGGTCGCCTGACTATTCTGCAGGAAGACCAGGGACAATTACTGACTCTTGCCGGTGAACCTGACGGAAAACTACGCGCAGCAGGTCATTAATATCGTTCTTAATTAACTGATTATTTATCTCATCACTGAATATCTTTATATAGTGAGGACTTATTATGTCTCAGAACTTAGACGCAACCGCAATTAATCAAATCCATGCCCTTATTTCTGCTCAGGGTGTTAATGAAATTATCAGTAAGATTGGTGCCGATGCTGTGGCATTGCCTGAGAATTTCCGCATTCATGATCTGGAAAAATTTAATTTAAATCGCTTCCGTTTCCGTGGTGCGCTTTCCACTGCCAGCATCGATGACTTTACCCGTTATTCTAAAGATCTTGCAGATGAAGGCACCCGCTGCTTTATCGATGCCGATAATATGCGTGCCGTCAGTGTGCTTAACCTGGGTACTATTGATGAACCAGGTCACGCAGATAACACCGCCACTCTCAAACTGAAAAAGACAGCGCCGTTCTCTGCTCTGTTGTCTGTTAATGGCGAGCGTAACTTCCAGAAGTCACTGGCAGAATGGATTGAAGACTGGGCCGACTACCTTGTGGGCTTTGATGCTAATGGTGACGCCATTCAGGCAACAAAAGCAGCTGCGGCAGTCCGTAAAATCACAATTGAAGCAAACCAGACCGCTGATTTTGAAGACAATGACTTCAGCGGCAAACGCTCTCTGATGGAGTCTGTCGAAGCGAAGACCAAAGACATTATGCCAGTGGCATTTGAATTTAAATGCGTTCCGTTTGAAGGTCTGAAAGAACGTCCGTTTAAATTACGCCTCAGCATTATCACTGGCGATCGTCCTGTACTGGTTCTGCGCATTATTCAGCTGGAAGCGGTGCAGGAAGAAATGGCTAACGAATTTCGTGATCTGCTTGTTGAGAAATTCAAAGACAGCAAAGTAGAAACCTTTATTGGTACTTTCACCGCCTGATTTCATTACTGCAAATGCCCCTGCGGGGGCATTTATGGAAACGTAATTAACTCAATAATCGCCTGAAGGCGAGGGTTTTCTTTAACCAAAATTCAGAGCGGTGCAGCGCATATACGTGGAGAACAAAATGTCATTTATTAAAACTTTTTCCGGGAAGCATTTTTATTATGACAAGATAAATAAAGACGACATCGTGATTAACGATATCGCGGTTTCCCTTTCAAATATCTGCCGCTTTGCCGGTCATCTTTCTCACTTCTACAGTGTCGCCCAACATGCGGTGCTTTGCAGCCAGCTGGTGCCGCAGGAATTTGCTTTTGAAGCGTTAATGCATGATGCAACAGAAGCGTATTGCCAGGACATTCCCGCACCACTGAAACGCCTTCTTCCTGACTATAAACGGATGGAAGAAAAAATAGACGCCGTAATCCGTGAGAAATACGGGTTACCCCCAGTTATGAGTACACCCGTGAAATATGCCGATCTCATCATGCTGGCAACCGAACGCCGCGATCTCGGGCTTGATGATGGCTCTTTCTGGCCTGTACTGGAAGGCATCCCGGCAACAGAGATGTTCAACGTGATTCCACTGGCACCGGGCCATGCCTACGGGATGTTTATGGAACGCTTCAACGAGTTATCGGAATTACGCAAATGTGCATAACTCATGTAGTTAGTTTTTCTGGCGGGAGAACATCCGCATATCTTGTTCACCTGATGGAAGAACAAAGAAAGGCTGGCAATAACGTCTGCTACATCTTTATGGATACCGGTTGCGAACATCCGCTGACATACCGCTTTATCCGGGAGGTTGTGAAGTTCTGGGACATACCACTAACTGTGTTACAGGTCGATATAAATCCTGAGCTTGGGCAGCCAAATGGTTATACAGAATGGGAGCCAAAGGATATTCAGACACGAATGCCGGTGCTTAAACCGTTTATGGACATGGTTAAAAAGTACGGTACGCCATACATCGGCGGCGCGTTCTGTACTGACAGGCTAAAACTCATCCCTTTCACGAAATACTGCGATAACCATTTCGGGCGAGGTAATTACATCACATGGCTGGGTATTCGTGCAGACGAACCCCGTAGGCTGAAACCGAAATCGGGCGTCCGGTATCTTGCCGAGCTGTCAGATTTTGATAAGTCGGATGTTATCCGGTGGTGGCGAAAACAACCTTTTGATTTGCAAATCCCGGAGCATCTCGGGAACTGTGTTTTCTGCATCAAAAAGTCAACGCAAAAGCTGGGGCTTGCATGTAAAGACGAACCAGGTCTGATGCGAGTTTTTAATGAGCTGGTTACAGGCAAACACGTCAGGGATGGTCATCGCAGAACAGGTAAAGACATTATGTACCGTGGTCACCTGACGCTTGACGGAATTGCCAGAATGTCTGCCAACAGCGACTACAGAAATTTGTATCAGGCGATGGTACAGGACAGGCGATTCGATACCGGCTCGTGTTCAGAGTCATGTGAAATCTGGGGTGATCAATTGGAATTGGAATTCGAAGAGGTAGGGGTATGACAACCGAAATTAACTACCATGCACTGCTTGAGCGCGCACGGAATAAAGTGCAGAGCATTGAGTTCGCCTTAACACAGAGTGCATTCGCTGAGATTCGCGCTGAGCTTGAAAATGATTTAGAACTGGCACGGATTGCACTGGCATCTCTGGAAGTTGAGCCAGATGAACGCGCAGCCTATGAATTATTTATGGAAAAGCGTTTCGGTAAAACAGTCGATCGTCGGAGAGCAAAAAACGGTGATAACGAGTACATGGCGTGGGATATGGCTCTCGGCTGGGTCGTCTGGCAACAACGCGCTGGCATGAGTCTTTCAACTGCACAACCACAGGAGGGTCAACAATGAACAACTTAATGACAACAAAACAAGTCGCCGAATTCTGTGGCGTTTCAATATCGACGGTGCTTCGCTGGAACAGCGTAAACCGGAGAACTGGCCAGAAGTACAGGCCTGATTTTCCAGATCCTGATATTAAATCATGCCCAAATAAATGGGCATCACGCAAGATTTACAGGTTTGCAGGAGTTATTGAATGACGTATGTGAACAGACACGTCTATGGCACGGTAAGCGTCTGTCTGAGCGATACAGGCACGGACGTTGCTATCCACAAGCATTAATTATCAGGAAACGGGGACCGCTCCCCAAGCATGATGTATTGAAACGAAGACATTTACACAATGATAGAAAAAATACTAAAATAATGATTCAACTCAAAGAGTTGATGTACATAAAATGCCTCACCAGCCTAGGTGAACATTTTCATGGGTGGGGAAAAACATGATGTGGACCACACTTCCCCCTCTAAAAAGAGGGGAAAGAGTATGGTTTTGTGGTGATGCTGCCAACTTACTGATTTAGTGTATGATGGTGTTTTTGAGGTGCTCCAGTGGCTTCTGTTTCTATCAGCTGTCCCTCCTGTTCAGCTACTGACGGGGTGGTGCGTAACGGCAAAAGCACCGCCGGACATCAGCGCTATCTCTGCTCTCACTGCCGTAAAACATGGCAACTGCAGTTCACTTACACCGCTTCTCAACCCGGTACGCACCAGAAAATCATTGATATGGCCATGAATGGCGTTGGATGCCGGGCAACAGCCCGCATTATGGGCGTTGGCCTCAACACGATTTTACGTCACTTAAAAAACTCAGGCCGCAGTCGGTAACCTCGCGCATACAGCCGGGCAGTGACGTCATCGTCTGCGCGGAAATGGACGAACAGTGGGGCTATGTCGGGGCTAAATCGCGCCAGCGCTGGCTGTTTTACGCGTATGACAGTCTCCGGAAGACGGTTGTTGCGCACGTATTCGGTGAACGCACTATGGCGACGCTGGGGCGTCTTATGAGCCTGCTGTCACCCTTTGACGTGGTGATATGGATGACGGATGGCTGGCCGCTGTATGAATCCCGCCTGAAGGGAAAGCTGCACGTAATCAGCAAGCGATATACGCAGCGAATTGAGCGGCATAACCTGAATCTGAGGCAGCACCTGGCACGGCTGGGACGGAAGTCGCTGTCGTTCTCAAAATCGGTGGAGCTGCATGACAAAGTCATCGGGCATTATCTGAACATAAAACACTATCAATAAGTTGGAGTCATTACCGGTTTTGTTGTACACTAAAGGCCATATGGTTTTTTATTATGTTTGGATAAGATAAATGAATGTAATAGCATTTGATGAAATAGAATCTAGCATAGCCGCCAATGATCAGGTTGATTCTATCTGCATTGAATTAACAACATTTAATCAAGATAATGTCATTTCATTTGAAAGTAAAAAGAAAAATAAAGAAATTCTTGATGCATTTTTTGAAATAATAAATACTGATATAGTTTTCGACTAGGTAATTAGCAATGGCTGAAGCAGCAAAAAAACTCCACAAAAGCTGAATGAAAAAAAAGGCTCAACATCGGCATCATCACTTGAGATTGTGAATTCACGACAATCAAAAGATATTTATCTTGGATTGTGTGGATATGTTGGATGTGGCATGAGAACGATAAACAAAATTATCGAAGAGATATCCAAAGAATGGGGGTATAATGTTGTACACATCCGCATAAGTGCGCTTATGGAAAACCCATTATATTTTGAGCCAGCAGCACTGAAGGTATCCGAAAGCACACAAGTTAATAGACATTTAAAACTCCAGGATATTGCCAATAAACTTCGTAAACATTACAAAAAAAATGAGTTGCTTGCAGAAGCTGCTATTGCAGCAATCGCAGCAGAGAAAAATAATATTGATTATAATAATGATGAATATAAAGGTACTGTCTTCATCATTGATCAATTCAAAAGGCCGGAAGAAATAGAGTTATTCAGAGTTATATATCAGCATAATTTCTATTTGTTAGGAGTTTTGCGCGATTTAGATTACCGAATTCCGAATCTCATTGATGACGAATCGACAAAGAACGACCTTCATTTAATTATCAATATTGATAATAAATCCTCTGATCCGTATGGACAAAGAACCGGGGAGACCATTCTTGATTCAGATTTTTTTATTAAAAATAACTTCAGCCAAAAAAGTGAATTAAAGAAGAAGATTGATCGGTTTTTCGGTCTTATTCATGGCAAAAATGGTTTAACACCAACTTTTAACGAGAAAGGTATGTATGCTGCCTTTTCAACATCATTACAATCAGCTTGTTTATCACGTCAAGTAGGGGCTGCACTGTTTGATGATGAAGGGAATTTGCTTGCCGTGGGTAAGAACGACGTACCTAAAGCTGGTGGCGGGTTGTATAGCAGTGATGATTTTGATAACGATCATCGATGCGTTCACAAAAGTGGTAAGTGTTATAATGATGCAAACAAGCTAAAAATTAAAGACCGTATAAAAAGCATATTATCAACCGAAGTAAGAACTGTATTAGGTATTTCCGCAGGACAAACTGTTGCCGATATTAATATAACACGACTTCTAAACAAATTAGATAATATTGCAGAAGGCATTTACAAAGACAGCAAAATATCAAGTGTAATGGAGTACTCCAGATCAATTCATGCTGAAATGGACGTCATTACATCAATGGCTAGAAAACAAAACGGCGATACTAAAGATAAAATTCTTTTTACGACAACCTATCCCTGCCACAACTGTGCAAGGCATATTGTCGCAGCTGGAATAAAAAAAGTAGTATATATAGAGCCATTTGATAAAAGCCTTGCTCTTGATCTGCATAATGATGCAATAACAAAGAACGAAGAATCTTCCAAAGTAATATTTTGTGATTTTGAGGGGGTATCACCCCGCCGCTACCATAAATTTTTTAGACCAACGGATGAACGTAAAGATGATAAAACAGGGGCTGCAAATAAATTTAATGCTCGCTACAAAAATCATATAGATGTTCAATATCTTGATGATTATAGAAAGTATGAGACTGTTGTAGCTAAGAAATTTATAAACGAGATTGCTAAACCAGAGTCTCAGCCATAACTGTTTCCACTCCTTATTTCTGTAAGGATAAGGAGTGGTGTTTTTATAAGTATAATGACCGTCTCTTCATAAATCGGCAAATCGAAATATCAGCAACCAGTTAATTATAAGCCAAGAATCATTACTATTTTCTTACTCTGTATGTCTATTCATTATTCAATAGGCTGTCTGTTGGAACCTAAATTAGTGTAAGTAAGAATCGAATCAACCCTATCCCACCATGCCTGATAGGCTTTACGCTGTTCTTCTAGATAATCGCTCTTATCATAAACTTGCCATACCCCTGGCAGTTTATGACCGAGCATTATTTCAGCAATATGAGGCGCAGTAAGATCAGAAAAGTTTGTTCGTGCTGTTCGTCTCAAATCATGAAGAGACCAATGAGGAAATTGATACCCCAAACGCCGCCATGCGTACTGCATTAAATTGTAAGGCAGCGACTGCAATGATGTCCGACCAACTGGCTCCTTGCTTCCTTCCTTGGTAAAAAGCATATCGGAACCGTTGTTCATAGAGATAACGTATTTTATAAGCTCTTCAACCGGTTCAATAATGGGGCGCTTTAGCGGTTCGCCTGTTATATCACCTGTCTTATGTCGTTCTGGCGGTACAGTCCATACCTTATTAATGAAATCAAAATCATCCATCCTGGCAGTAATCAGCTCTGAACTACGACAGCCGAAATGCAGCAATAGTTTAATGAAGGCCCGGTATTTGGGAACCATTCGAGAACCATCGATCGCAGCATAAAGGATTTTAATTTCATCGTGTGTCAGAAACCGTTTCTTCTGACCTTTACGTATATCCATATCTTTACCCGTGATATCCGACAGAGGGCGAGTTTCAATGAGCTTTCTCTTATACGCCCAGACATGGGCCTGCTTTGCGTTAATTAGCAATCGGTCTGCTATTGCTGGAGTCTTAGTGCTAAGAGGCTCCAGGACCTCTAACCAATCATGCAATGTAGCTACATCGTGAGGGATAATCCCGATTTTAGAGAACAGGTGCAGTTCAAATGAGCGGAGTATCTGCTCAGAACCTTTTTTATTTTTTACACAATATGCGTCATACCAGGCACGGATCACAGACTCCACCGTCATGGCTTCAGTAGCTTTGCGTTTTTCTGCCTGCTTGACCAATCGTGGATTGCGGTTTGACTCGAGTTCACCACGAAGACGGATAACTTCTTCTCTGGCCTCTTTTAGTCCAGTTGCCGGGTAAGTTCCGATATCAAGACGCTCACCTTTCCCTGCCCATTGATAACGATATTGGAACACTACGCGACCTTTCGGTGATACTCTGACAGACAGACCATCCCGATCTGATTTAACCAAAACCTTATCACGTTCCTTTCCAACGACTGAACGCAACCACGCATCAGAAAGCGCCAT